TCACTCGACTGGCAGGCCTTTGAAGATGACGGTGATCTGCCCGTCAGCATTCTTGGTGTAGCCAAGAAAGTTAGAGTACGGGAACAGGGCTTTACCTTCAGCGCACCAACGCCGATGCCCCCAGGTGACGTTCTCGCTAATAGACCGTGATTCTTCTTGAGCCAAACTCGACATGATCGTGATCAGCAGTTCGCCTTTAGAATCGAAGTGCTTAATGGGCAGGTCGAGGTCACGTGCCCACCCAATCTCTAGGCGCACACCAGGGCTAACGTGACCCACGTATGCCCACAGCGCTTCGCACTTGGCGAGCAGCACACGGCTCATAAACATCGCCAACTCACGCTGATCAGGATTGGCGTCATCCATGAACTGCGGGAACAGAAGGTGTGGGGCGAACGGAATCTTGCCCGAGCTCACTGAGAACCCACAGAATTGGCGGGCCAGCTCCACGTTCGCTTGCACGTCGCCTGAGTAGGGCGAGGAGGACAAAAGGTCGTCATCATCAAGCAGAGCATCGATAGCGTAGAGGCCATGTTTTCGGATACTGGGCAGTACTTCGTCGAATATCCACGACTCAAACTGGACTGCCGTAGATAGCTTGGATGAGGCGATAAGCAGGTACACGTCCCCCTCAGTAATAAATACTGCTTCTTGGGGTCGTCCGAGCACGTCAATGATGGGGTAACGTTTTGGACCCCCATCGGCGCGAGCATGATTGCGTACTGCCTTGCCTGGATTCTCGTAACCGAGCGCGGTAGCGACATCCCGCCCGTAAAACAGCACCCTGCCCGCATCGTCCTCGACGGTACGTACCGTGCCGAAACGGCTATTAGTAAACACCTGTAACTGGTTATGTCCCATGGCTGGGCTCCTTCCTTTGAGAGCCCGTAGATGGAGTATTTGCGACGGTCGCCGCGAGTCAGTGGCTCTCAACGGGAAGCCAGAAACCCTCTGGGAGTTAACCCCCTCAAGGCTTCAAAACCAGTCCCGGTAAGGAGCTACAATTGGATAGGCTCTAGCCCATACGCCCTCGGACACACCCCAATCCGGACGGGTGAACGAGAAGTCGTCATATTTCATTGGCGGGGTTGCCTGATAATGGGAAAGCAGCGTGATTGGTTTTTAGCCTGCGTGCTGTAGCACAAAACACTAGGAGGAGCGGGAATGTTGTACGTTGAAGCCATAGTGTTATGCCTAGTGTTTTGGCTGACGTGCTTCCTAGGTACTGGCACGGACGTAAAGAATGCTCGGAGCTTGTCCTCCTACCCAAGCGAAGCACAAGACGCAGTACACGGCAGGCCTGAGATTACAGATAACGCTGGAAAGAAAACCTCCCCAGTGCTCTCTTTCCTTTCCAGTCTGCCGGTGTTCAGCGTGGTTCTTTTCCTGGCGGGCTTGCCGGTAAAACAAGCAGGCTTTACCGGCAACTTTCTGAATGTTCTGTTTTTAGGGCAGGCGCTAAATCTGTTCGATTTGCTGGTGATTGACCTTCTCTGGTGGAGACATTCCAAACGAGTACGTTTCACCGGCACGAAGAACAACCCCGAGCTTTACCGTAATCCACGTAAACATCTGGCAGCGTTCGCCCGGGGAACCCTCCTGTTCACCCTCGTCGCCGTCCTAGATGGCTGGCTCCTATCCCTGCTCTAATCCTTCCGGTAATAAGAGCATTCATACCCGTCAGCAGCGAGGGGCAGGCCGGCAGCCAACCAGGTAAAACGCACATGAGTTGGCATGCCAGGGTCACGGTGAAGCCAGAGTCGGTGGGTTCGGCGATGATGATTTCGTCATGCACGTGCATCACTATCCGATGCCCCGCAGCAGCAACATTGGTCATGCCACACACGAGGAGGTCGCGGGCTGTGGCCTGGATGATGTTTTCGGTGAGTTTCCCGCCGTAGGTTTCTAGCCTGCCCTATTTGTGTCCGGTGGTGGTGCCCATGTAGGTGATGGCTACTTCCTATTCCTCGCCATCTTCATCACCTCCTTCGTCCGTACCGGGCTCGTTCATGCACTAGAACGACCGATTCCGTCTCTTTAGTGACATTTCCGGGTACTATGGAGATGGAAGTCAGCTCCGAACACCCGCTTGCGCCGTCACTTCTGATACTCGCGGCGGGCGTTCGATTTGGCTGTAGTGGATACTTGGTGGGCTCCGAATACCTGATTTCAGGTTAGAAACCGGGGTCTGCCGAGCTGTGAGAAAACGTGAGGGGCTGCCGTGAGAAACCGTGAGACTCGTTGGGTAGGAGGGTGATGAAGTTCTACGAGCTGGCCGATGCGCTACAGCTTGCCGTGCCTGGAACCTCGAAACCGACCAGCACGAAGCAGGAGACGACCAACCGTGATCATCACTTTCAAACCACTATGGAAACTCCTCATCGACCGCGACATGACCAGAGAGGATCTACGCCACGCCACAGGCTTATCACCAGCCACCATCGCCAAACTCGGACGTGACGGCAACGTCACCACCGACGTCCTCGCCCACATCTGCCAAGCACTCGATTGCAGCTTGGAACAAATCGCCCTAGCTACATCGCGTAGCGTTCCATGCGGTGAAAACCATGAGCACGCATAGTGACCCCCAGACTTCAACCTTTTAAGCAACGGAGCAATTCATGTCAGATATGATTAATCAGATCCCAAGCACAACACCCGATTTCACGACAGAGGCGGCGAACAAACTCGCTCAACTGTTCCCGGAGATCGTGGCCGACGGGAAAGTTGACATCGAAAAGCTCAAAACCATCCTCGGAGTCGACGTTGATGACGCCCGCGAAAGATTCGGCCTTACATGGCCAGGCAAGGCAAACGCTATTAGAGCGGCGCAAACGCCCACCACGGCAACCCTGATGCCCGATAAAGAAAACTCCATCGATTGGGACACTACTCAGAACGTGTTCATCGAGGGCGACAACCTTGAAGTGCTGAAAATTCTACAGAAACATTATTACGGGCAGATCAAGATGATCTACATTGAGAAGGCATGTCCACACTCTATACAATCTAACGCCAGTTCAGAAATGTGCTTCGAGGGCGAAAACATCCTGTTATCAAGGGATTTAGCCGCATGGAGAGTGTGTTGTTAGAGGCTTCAGCGGTGATAACTGCATGTGAAATAAGAGAAGAAACGCCGAGTCTGGTTGTTCAGGCTCGGCGTTTTCGTACGGCAGACTGTCGCCGTTAAATTGTGTGAGGTTGCGTTAAAAGGTTTGAGAATCTCCGCAGAATGACATCGTAAAGCTCTTTTACTTAGTCTTAGAATCCATAATAGCGTCCCTTTGTAGCATCGCATAAACTCATAGATTTTCCCTGAGAATAGAAAATAATAGTTGAAAACTCGAAATAAACATGGTAAACTCAAAAAGAAGGAGGGTGTGATATGTCGGTAAATTATAAACGGCTATGGAAACGCCTGATTGATCTTGAGATTGAAACATCAGAGCTTCAAGCTAGGACGGATATCGCTCCTAGCACTTTTTCTAAGCTTCGAAAAAATAAGTACGTATCCATGGACGTGCTTGTGCGAATTTGCGAGTGTCTCGAATGCCAGCTGAGTGACATTGTTGAAGTAGAGAACGTCTGCACTTCGGAGACCTCTCACGAAGAGGCACACAATGGCTGATTGCACTTTATATAACGACGACTGCATTGTAACCATGGAAAAACTTCTTGCAGGTAGCGTTGATTTAATCCTAACTGATCCCCCCTATAATTTGGGCAACTTCATGAAGGATCGGGATACGAATCTCAAAAAAATGAGGGATAACTTTTTTGGTAGTGCTGGCTGGGACGACCTCTCTGCAGAAGACTGGGAAAAGTCTATGGATCTCTTTTTTGAGAAAGCCGTAAAGCTATTGAAAAAGGGTGGCTCAATGATTGTCTTTATGTCGATCATCAAAGTAGAAACCATCATTCGCTTAGCTCAAAAACATGGTCTCTACTATAAGACAACTGGAATTTGGCATAAGTTAAATCCGATGCCAAGGAACATGCATCTTCATTTTGTTAATTCGACTGAAGCTTGGGTGTATTTTACTTACGGTAAAAAGACAGGAACTTTTAACAATAACGGAAAAGTAATTCACGATTTTGTGGAAGCCGGTGTTGCTGCAAATGGTGAAAGACGTTTTGGAAAGCATCCGACGCAAAAGCCGCTCTCTTTAATGCGATTTTTCATTGAACTCCTAACTAATGAAGGAAATGTCGTTTTAGACCCTTTTATGGGAAGCGGAAGCACTGGTGTTGCTGCAAAGCAATTGGATAGAAACTTTATTGGTATAGAACTGGATGAAAAATACTTTGGCATCGCTTCTAAGCGTATGCAAGAGGTAAATCTATGAGATTGAATGCGATTGACTTATTTGCCGGAGTTGGCGGTCTTTCCCTCGGTTTTGAAAAAGCAGGGTTCAATATTCTGATGGCGAACGAATATGATCCCCAGATTGCTCAGGCATATAAAGCCAACCATTCAAAGACTAATATGGTGGTTGGAGATATACGCGATTTGCCTATAGAAGCTACTTTTAAGGAGTATTTAGGGAAGACGGATATCGTGATAGGGGGTCCTCCCTGTCAGGGATTTTCTCAAAAAGGAAAAAGGAAATCGATCCACGACGATCGAAACTATCTGTTTAAACATTTTGTTCGAGTTGTGGCTTACCTGAAACCGACATTTTTCTTGATGGAAAATGTTCCCAACTTGCTGACGACTAATAATGGGTCTTTTAAGGCTGAAATCATTAAGTTGTTTGGAGATCTGGGATATACAGTCAACGCTCAAATATTAAATGCTGCTGATTTTGGCGTACCACAAAACAGAAGAAGAGCTTTTATTTTAGGGTATTTAGGTGATGCTGTTCCTTCGCTACCCTTACCACTAGAATACAAGACATCAACTTGGGAAGCCATTAGTGATCTGGCTTACCTGAACTCTGGCGAAGGAGAGAATCAAGAGCACTATAGATTTGATCCGCAGTCAGAGTATCAAAAGAAAATGAGATACCAGTCTTCTCTCCTGCATAATCACACTGCGACGAGACATTCGGCTCTGGCTTTAGAAAGAATGCGGATGATTCCACCAGAGCGGGGAAAAGAATGTCTTCCAGAAGAGCATTTAACTAAATCTATATACAGTGGAACATGGGGACGCATACGCAAAGACGAGGTCTCGGTAACTATCACTACAAGGTTTGATACCCCCTCCTCTGGGCGATTTGTACATCCTTTTTTAGACAGAGCCATAACTGTTAGAGAAGCTGCTCGGTTGCAGTCTTTTCCCGATAATTTTGTCTTTTATGGAACAAAGTCTTCGCAAATGCTTCAGGTAGGAAATGCAGTTCCTCCGTTATTAGGTGAAGCTATAGCTAAAGAAATCATTAAGCAAATACGAGGTGAACAATGAGCGTACTACCTAAGCAATTAAAAAAATATCCTGAGATTGACTTGAAACTGGGGATAAAGTCCTCTTTGCCTCACCCAAAAGCTACTTTGGCTTTGACAATTATGCTATGGGAAGTTTCAGATGGGGCAAGTACTATCCACTACTCTGAATCCATTGGAAATGGACAACTTGCCATTGATTCCGTCTGGCAAAAAAAGCTAATAGATAGATATTCAAGCACATATAATCAATCAGGAGTATCTGACGCCGATTTCCTTCAGACGATCAACAATAATTGCCTTGTTAAGTCTCAACTTGAGGCATTAGTTGTGGCTCTAGCTTTAGTCTGGCGACTTGCGAAAGTTGATTTTGTTGAAAATAAACCAGCGAGTAGTGAGCGAACTGGAAAAGAAAGGTTCGACAAGAAACTACTTTATACAAAGAACATTGATGTCGTCCATCTTCTTATGAAGCAAGATAAAGACGCATTTGATCGAGTGCTGCTCAATTGGATTGGATTGTCCTCTGTCTCTGTTGACAACCGTAAAGAACTAGATTTCTTAAACCTTTTGTCAAACTTCTCTGAGGAAGCTGTTTTTAAGTTGCAGGAGAAAGAAACGGGAGATATTGTCTTCAATCAACTTGGTATCTATCAGGCTATCCTTGAAGATGGTACGCCGGTTGATATTAAAGGAGACGTAGAACCAAAAGGTGCATTACGAATATTGAGAAGCTCCCTAAAAGAGGGGCTCTCCTCTCATTTCGATTATTCTGATCAAAACGGTGTAGTGCCAAAAGCAGGATTAGAAGACATCATTAAATCCTATTCCAAACGGGTTGACTCGTATCTAAGTCTCTGCAACTCAAAGCATTTAAGAGTGGCAGCTGAACAGCCAAATGCATCATCACGTATCTCTCAATCTGAAACGGCCAAAAACGTATTGCTATACGGTGTCCCTGGATCTGGTAAGAGCCACACTATTAAGCAAGAGTACTGCGATGATTACACGCATATGGAAAAAGTTGTATTTCATCCAGACTATATGAATACGGATTTCGTGGGACAGATACTACCCACAGTTAAAGAAGATGGTGCTATCACTTATGAATTCACCCCAGGACCGTTTGTTCGTATTATGCGAAAAGCATTTGATGCACCAACAGAGACTTTCTTCTTAGTTATTGAAGAAATCAACAGAGGTAATGCTCCCGCAATTTTTGGCGAGATTTTTCAACTGTTGGATCGTGATATCACAGGTAAAAGCACCTATGCGATCACCAACCATATGATTGCCGATGCCGTATTCGGCGACACAGAAGAGCCTGTCTATATTCCATCCAACCTCTGGATTTTAGCAACGATGAACACAGCCGATCAGAACGTCTTCACTTTAGATACGGCATTTCAAAGAAGATGGAATATGCGCATGATAAAGAACGATATAAGCAAAGCCCATCATGCTGAGACTCCTATTTTAGATACTGGAATTACGTGGAAGACATTCTCTAACGTTATTAATAGTCAAATTCTAACCAACAACGCTGTCACACTTTCTTCGGAGGATAAACGGCTTGGTGCTTACTTTATTGGAGATGAAACCTTGCAACCCTCATCTGAGTCGGATTACTTGTTTTTCGGAGAAAAGGTAATTAAATACCTGTGGGATGACGCATTCAAGTTTAACCGCGATAAGGTGTTTGATTCTCGTTTCACTAGTCTCGAAGAGGTTATTGATCAGTTCAATGCTAGTTCAGGGTTTTCACGATTCAATATTTTTAGCCCTGATGTAAAAGATTTACTTAAGCAAGATTCTGCTGTTACTGAGGAACCTTGATGGGCTGAAACTCACAAGAAAGTGGGGTGAGAAATGGTGTCTACCGGCATTAATGAGCAAATTTCCAATACGATTGTTCACCTATGCAGAACTGCTACGAACAAGGAAGGTGATACTTTCGTAGGTATAAAATCTGAACTGATTGATGGGCAACATCAGTTGACTGTTAATTTTCCTATTGGTTATCAGATTTCTGATAACGAAGAGGATGTCCGAGACGAGATTGTTCAGCTCGTCACTGTTTTACAGGAGTATAATGATGAGCAATCTCAGATCTCTACTTTTTCTAATGAACAGTTACTGAAGACAGTGCGATTCCCTGTTCAATCATATTTCTACGTGATGTTTGATTACTTAAACCACGGAGAGTTTACCATCAAAGAAGATAAGTATGCACAGGGAACGTCGGGACCTATAAGCTGGAGTCAAACTATCAAAAAGGAAAAACCGATAGTCCAGAAGAACGGTTTTGTCTATCCTCAGCAACGAGTTAAAACACATAACGATACCGATAAAGACCTCATCACCGAGATCCATAGATACTGCGTATACCAAAGTTACTTAAAACTTGGATGGATTTATAACCTTCCGTTACCGGTTAAACCTATACGTAAGCATGACAACACAACGTATCTCAAATACCTTCAGTCAAAATTCCTTCAGACGAATAGGGATAGTGATAAAAAACTATTTCAAGCTATGCTGGATATTTTGAATTTTTGTAATACTGAAGATGATCCCAAGCAGTTTTACTTTGGAACAAACTCATTTGAGTACGTATGGGAGCGCCTAATCCAGAGTACTTTTGGAAACATTGATAAGTCGAGATTTTTTCCAAAAACAACATGGAAATTGCGAGTTGGTGTGCAAAGAGAGAATCATCCGCTTGAGCCAGACACGATAATGGTATCGGACGGAGACATATACATACTTGATGCAAAATACTACAAGTACGGGATTTCTCTACTGCCAAAAGATTTGCCCAATTCATCTTCTATCAATAAGCAAATCTCTTATGGCGAATATGTGGCTACAGATTCCAAATTTGAATCTGAACGTAGCAATGGGATGCAGATATACAACGCATTTTTAATGCCGTATAACATGCACTCTGCCCCGATGTTTTCTGGAGAGAAATATTTGGCTATAGGCGAAGCGACTGCGGATTGGAAAGATTACGACATTAACCCTATGACCTATTCGCGAATTCAAGGGATTCTTATTGACGTAAAGTCACTAATGTCAAATAAAATCAAAGGAAATACTAACGAAATCATCGCTTTGTCTAAGGCTATTATTGAATCGTTAGAGAAGAGCTAAGATCATTTGTTGATCCTAGCTCTTTTTTTATACCTACGTTGAGTTGTTGCATTGCTGCATGCAGTGCAACAATATTTTTTTCTGCTATTTGTTTTATACACTTCGAAGAATTGCTGGCAATAAGGGTTGGCACATTTTCTATACATAACTTCGCGAGAGTCCATATAGAAAAGCGAAAAATATATTGCTGAGTAAAGAGAGGGAAGCTTCCAGTCGGGAGCTAATTTAGTTTCATTATATTCAGCTCGTATTCCTTCCAAAGCATGATCCAGCTCTGTTTTTATGAAATAACGAGAGAGATTTTTTATTGTCTTTACACGCAGTTTCGTATCTTCTTGAGAGATCCAATCTTCCAATACTGATTCAAGGTCGTCGTAGGACTCAAATTCATCAGGATCGTTTACATGCAAATCAAGCGTTAGATGGAATAGTAAATCAATGAACAATTGATCGTTGTGGTTCTGCTGGAGTTTGTAATTAGATACAAAAATTCGCATTACATTTTTTGCCCAATTAGAACGTTGATCGCTATCTATCCACTTGTTATAGGTTTCATAAGGAATAGTGCTATTCCCTTCATCAACCACATGATCCGCAATTTCAAAGACTGGCGTGTGAAGGCCGTTTATTTCTATTGTCCTCGTACTCGTAATTTCATGAAAAGAAGCGAAGCCTTCAATTGTTCTAAGTATTGGATACGCATAAGGTTCGACAACTTCTCTATCAGTAATTCTGAGAGAAAAAGTCGTTAAAAAAGCAATGTCTATAATTGCATTTAGCAATTTAGAGCAGATTGAAACATCAGAGTCCTCTGCAACCCCATCTAAATCTTGATAGTTCAACAGAATCATCAAGGCTTGTAAACGCCTAGCAATTAAAAAAATTTGCTGATGCTCTACAACCACATAATCGTCTTCATTCGGTAGCGGAAATAGAAAACCATACTTCTCCATAAATATTTTTAAATCAGAAAAGCTTCCATTGGTTAAACCAAGGAATTCACCCAAAATATTATTTTTACTCGTGGTGTTGTTTTCGCATCTCAAACCTTCACCTACTACATAGCTCATACGCACTGTTTCTTCAGGAAGTTTTTTAATTAAAAGACGAGGACAAATTTCACCATGAGTCCTATCGAGAACCTCTTCTTTTTCTACCTTGCACTGATTATTTACAAAGCCAAAATAGCTTTTATCCATCCAAACACCTCCAAGTAATCTAAAAACTGAGAATAATCCATTACCCATATATCTTAAATGATTACTCGGCTGACTTCAAGCATTATCGGATAAATAAGTAATGATAAAACAGTCCATCTTCCATTACCTAATCTTTTTAAAGAAAATATAGACATAAGCGAAAGGAGGTGAAAACTCATGGCAAATCGGAAACAAACCAGCCGCAAAGTGGCATCTCAAGCGGCAAAGATTCTGACCGATGGACGCTATTCCAAAGCGTCCAAGGCTGTGGCCGGCAGTGCGCTGGCGCAGACACGATCCAGCAAGACGAAGCGTAAGTAACTACTAGTCGCTCTTGCTATGCGGGCGGCGACCTGTTCTCACGCGTGAGCAACCTGCCCGCAGCCCTTCGGGGCCATTTCAAAAAATCTCATGTAACCAAGCCTGATATTCGAATAGGGCGAATGGTGAAAAGAGCTCTTCAACAGTCAAATCGGTAATCAAGCCGTATTTGCCGTGGAAGAGAAGCTTTTACACCTTCTCTTAGTGCGCCCTTTTTTCAGGCAGGTTTTCTTAGGAGCTGGTGTATCAAGCACTGGCTCTTTTCATTGCTCGCTCCTTATCCGCGATCAGGCGGAAAGGACAAGCAATGTCAAACAAAGAAAACAACAAATCAAAGGTTTATTTCAGGGGGCATGGTCTCGTTGAGGTCAGCCCGGAATTCAAGAAAGAGCACGAACGGGAATGTGCGCGCATCCGCGCGAAGATGCAGTACCACCACGAGTGTCATTGTCCCAAAAATCGGATCAATCAATGCGACGGAATCTGTGATGGGTGTCCATTTCGTGCAGATGGTCGTTGGGTTTCGATGGATACCCGTCTTCCGGGGACTGAGGATTTCACTTACCACGACGTGTTGGCTAGTAGCACCTATGAATCACCCGAAGGCGTGCTGGCAAGAAAGACGCTGTGGAGTTATATCGATCGGATGTTTGCAGATCTCTCCGAAGAGGAACGCACTCTCCTTATGTATCGGTATGCCCAGAAAAGTGAGCGCGAAATCGCTGAGCTGACTGGTATCAAGCGCACGACTCTCAACTATCGCATCAAGAAGTTATTAAAACGTATTCAGAACGATTTCCCAGAGCTAAAAGACATGCTCCTATCAGTCAATTCTGGTGGCTAAAAAAAAATTCTTTCTCACTTTTTCGTCCAAATCCCTGCCGAGTCTTCAGGGAGGGGTGAGGGCGAAACAAGACGGCTCTTAGAAAGGAGGAATCCCGATGAAACGAAAACCTGTGTGCCCGGATGTATCGAGAGACGAGCTGATTGAAGTGCTCGCTGCGATCTCGATCATCACCAAAGACCTGACAAGAAAACTGGCGGCAAGTGAGAAAGGAGGAAAACTCGATGTCAAACACAAAGCGGTATATCGAAACCATCGACGCGCTTCGGGAATGTAGTCAAACCCTGTGCGACTTGGCTGACGATCTGGAGCGGTGGTTCGGCTCACCAGAGCAAGACACGCTACCTGCTGAGCCTGATCCTCAAGCACAGCCAAAGCTCGCAGCTGTGCCCACACTGGAAGAAGTCCGTGCGGTATTGGCGGAGAAAACCCGTGAGGGAATGACCGATCAGGTACGTGGCTTGATTGAAAAGTATGGAGCCAGCAGGCTGTCTGAGGTCAATCCCAAGGACTACCTTGCGCTGTTGAAAGACGCGGAGGTGCTCCATGCCAACTAAGCACGCGTTTTTGTCGGCATCGAGTGCGCATCGGTGGCTTCACTGTCCACCGTCTGCCAAGCTCGCCTCTGCCTATCCCGATCAAGCATCCAATTATGCACTGGAAGGCACGGATGCTCATGAGCTGTGCGAGTACAAACTCAAAAAAGCTCTCGGCATGAAAGCGTGCGACCCGCGCGAGAACCTGTCCTTTTACAACGAGGAGATGGAAACCTGCGCCGAAGACTATGCGAACTTTGTCATGGAGCAAGTCGCATGCGCTAAGGCAGCCACGCCTGATCCGGTGGTGCTGATCGAGCAGCGGCTGGATTTCTCTCATTGGGTGCCAGACGGTTTTGGCACGGCAGATGCGGTCATTATCGCTGATGGTGTACTCAGTGTCATCGACTACAAGCACGGTCAAGGCGTGCTCGTCGAAGCTGATCACAATCCCCAGATGATGTGTTACGCACTCGGAGCTTACGAGATGTTCGCTGCGATCTACGACATTGAGAGCGTCTCGATGACGATCTTTCAACCACGGCGTGAGAATGTTTCTACTTTCGAGATGAGCGTGACAGACCTTCTCGCTTGGGCAGACACCACGCTGAAACCGACTGCCGATCTGGCCTTTGCCGGTGAGGGTGCGTATGCGGCTGGCGCGTGGTGCGGGTTTTGTAAAGCCAAGGTGGACTGCCGTGCTCGCGCGGAAGCAAACCTCGCACTCGCTAAATATGATTTTGCTCTGCCACCGAAGCTCTCTGATGCAGACATCGAAGCCATCCTGCCGGTCTTAGATGATCTTGCCCGTTGGGCTGAAGACATCAAAGACTATGCACTTGCGCGTGCCATGTCTGGCAAAGCATGGTCGGGCTTCAAGGTGGTCGAAGGCAGATCCAACCGCCGCTATACCAACCCCGATGCGGTCGCCGAAGTCATCACCAAGGCTGGCTTTGATCCTTTCGAGAAGAAACTGCTCGGGATTACCGCCATGCAAAAACTGATCGGCAAAACCCGCTTCGACCAGCTACTAGCTGACCTGATTGAAAAGCCGCAAGGCAAACCAACTCTTGTGCCGGATAGCGATAAACGTCCGGCACTCTCAACCGCAAAAGACGATTTCAAGGAGGAAAACTAATCATGAAAACCAATGCCTATAAGAACCCGATGAAAGTCATCACTGGACCAGATACCCGTTGGAGCTATGCCAATGTCTGGCAGCCCAAATCCATCAACGGCGGGACACCCAAATACTCGGTGTCCCTCATCATTCCCAAAAGCGATGTGGTCACGGTAAATAAGATCAAAGCCGCCATCGAGGCCGCTTATAAGGAAGGTGAAGCCAAGCTCAAAGGAAACGGTCGAAGCGTGCCGGCACTCTCTGTGATCAAAACACCGCTTCGGGATGGTGACGTGGAGCGCCCTGACGATGAAGCCTATGCGAATGCCTACTTCCTCAACGCCAACTCAGCGACCAAGCCCGGCATTGTGGATGCGGATCGAAACGACATCCTTGATAGCTCCGAGGTCTACTCCGGAGTTTACGGGCGCGCTTCAATCAACTTCTACGCCTTTAACTCCAATGGCAATAAGGGTATCGCTTGTGGGTTGAATAACCTGCAAAAGATCCGTGACGGTGAGCCGTTGGGTGGGCGCATGAGTGCAGCCGATGACTTTGCAACCGATGAGACGGACGACTTCCTCGGCTAAACCCAATAAGGAGAACGACCCATGACCTATCTGTTGGACTTTGCCACCCAGCTCATCTTGTCTTTGGCCGTCGGCTTTAGCTTCGGCGCAGCCTTTGCCAACGTACTGATCGCACGGCTGGACAAGAAAAACAAGTAACACCCTTAAACCTTGGAAGGGCAGGTCATCCATCATGGTGGCCTGCCTCTTTCTTTCTGGAGGAAACCCATGAAAACACTCTCTGTTGATTTAGAAACCTACTCCTCGGTCAATATCGGAAAATCTGGGGTCTATAAATACGCTGAAAGCCCTGACTTTGAGATTCTCCTGCTTGCTTACGCAGTTGATGGCGGAGCCGTTCAGGTCATCGATGTGGCACAAGGCGAAACCATCCCGCTTGAGATTCTTGATGCGCTTCGTGATGAGCGGGTCGTGAAATGGGCGTTTAACGCGAACTTCGAACGCATCTGCCTCTCCAGCTATCTCAAGCATCAAGGAATACTCGAAGATGGCTACCTTTCTCCTTCTTCTTGGCGCTGCTCCATGGTGTGGTCTGCTGTTATGGGCTTGCCGCTCTCCCTTGAAGGGGTTGGTGCGGTACTTGGTTTAGAGCAGCAAAAGCTCAAAGAAGGAAAAGACCTCATCCGCTACTTTTGCGCGCCGTGCACGCCGACGAAAGTCAATGGTGGGCGCACTCGAAACCTTCCTCACCATGCCCCTGATAAGTGGGAGCGATTCAAGGCCTATAACCTGCGTGACGTTGAGGTCGAACAAGCCATCCAAAACCGGCTTGCTAACTATCTCGTGCCAGATGTGATCTGGGAAGAATACGTCCTGGACCAGACCATCAATGACCGTGGTGTCGCGATTGACCTTGGTCTTGTCGATAAAGCTATTGAGATGGATGCTTGTTCTAAGACTGAGTTGATGGAACGAATGCGTGCCATCACGCAGCTCGATAACCCGAACTCGGTTACGCAGATGAAAGACTGGCTTGCCAAACACGGTATGCCGACCGATTCGCTTGGCAAAAAGCAGGTTGCTGCCCTCATTGAAACCGCACCGTCACGCTTGCGCGAAGCCTTAGAGCTTCGGCGGCAACTGGCGAAATCCAGCGTGAAGAAATACCAAGCCATGAAAGAAGCCGTCTGCAAAGATGGTCGAGCGCGCGGGTGTTTTCAGTTCTACGGAGCCAACCGCACCGGACGCTGGGCAGGCAGGCTCATCCAAATGCAAAACCTACCCCAAAACCACCTCACCGACCTCGGCGAAGCAAGAAACCTCGTGCTTTATGGCGACGTTACAGCCGTGAAACTTCTCTTTGGAGACGTGCCCGATACGCTTTCGCAACTGGTTCGTACTGCCTTTATCCCCAAAGAGGGACGCAAGCTCATCGTGGCGGACTTCTCCGCCATTGAAGCCCGTGTCATTGCCTGGCTGGCTGGTGAGACCTGGCGGCAAGAAGTCTTCGCAAAAGGCGGGGATATCTATTGTGCGTCGGCTTCGCAGATGTTTCGCGTGCCGGTTGAAAAACACGGGATTAATGCGCATCTTCGCCAAAAAGGAAAGATCGCAGAGCTCGCCCTCGGATATGGCGGCTCTGTTGGTGCGCTCAAAGCCATGGGCGCGTTAGAGATGGGACTTAGCGAAGAAGAACTCAAACCGCTTGTGACCGCATGGCGGGCTGCTAATACGAATATCACGCAGTTTTGGCGGGACGTGGACAAAGCCGTAATCGAAGCTGTGGGACAAAAAGCAATCCGTAAAACCCACGGACTGACCTTTCAATGCACCCACGGGATGCTCTTTGTCACGCTCCCGTCTGGAAGACGCTTGGCGTACGTGAAACCCAAGCTCGGAGAAAACCAATTCGGCGGCACATCGGTCACCTATGAGGGTGTCGGAGTGAATAAGCGATGGGAATGCATCGAATCGTATGGTCCGAAGTTTGTCGAAAACATCGTCCAAGCCACCGCCCGAGACCTGCTCGCTCATGCCATGCAAACGCTCAAGCACCAAGAGATCGTGATGCACATCCACGACGAAATCGTCATCGAAGCACCCACAAGCCTGTCCGTTGAAGAAATCTGCGAGCAAATGAGCCAAGCACCCACATGGGCAAAAGGCCTGCTGCTCAATGCCGATGGATACGAGTGTGCCTTCTATCAGAAAGAGTAAACAACCGAAGTTCGAAAAAATATTTTTGAGAAGTTTTCGTCCAAAACGCCTTCTTGTCTTCAGGGAGTGGTGGAGGGAGCAATCCAGCCTCCTCCAAATCCAATTTTTAAGGAGGCGTTACTCATGAAAGAAGTAACCAACTACCACCACCCTGAACTCGGAAGCATCCGAGTCACCACGATCAACGGAGAAGTCTTCTTCGTTGGCAAAGATGTCGCCGAGATCCTCGGCTACAGCAATCCCCGAAAAGCTCTCATCGACCACGTCGATAACGAGGACAAGGGGGTAACGATTTGTGACACCCTTGGTGGAGCGCAAGAGCTAACCGTGATCAACGAATCCGGCCTCTACGCACTGATTCTCTCGAGCCACATGCCGAAAGCCAGACAGTTCAAACGCTGGGTCACCGCTGAGGTACTGCCGTCAATCCGCAAGCACGGTTTGTATGCGACCGATGAGCTGCTCGAAAACCCGGACTTTTTGATTCGAGCACTTGAAGAGCTTAAGGCCGAGCGCGCTATTCGAAAAGAACTGGAAATGACTGCACTGATTCAAAGCCAGCAGATTGCCGAGTTACAGCCGAAGGCGAGTTATTGCGACATTGTGCTCAGCTGCCAAGATGCGGTCAACATTTCGGTGATTGCCAAAGATTATGGGATGAGTGCCAAGCGTATGAACCGGCTTTTGCATGAGCTGGGGATTCAGTTTAAGCAGGGCCGGATTTGGCTGTTGTACCAGCAGTATGCCGAGTGTGGCTACACCAAAACCTCCACGAGCACCTATCAAAACAGCTCTGGTCAAGAGTGCTCTGCGGTGCATACCAAATGGACGCAAAAAGGACGCCTCTTCCTCTACAACACCCTGAAAACCGCCGGTATCTACCCGAAGGTCGAACAGGAGGTGGGCGCATGAGTACCGATTATCGAAACAAAGAAGGCTACGCCGACCCCACCCCGTATGAAGCCATCTATAAAGAGCCGCGCTTCGGGTTTCACCCGGTGGTTTACATCGCTTCTGCCTATGCTGGCGACATTGAAAACAACGTCTCAGCTGCCCGCAGGTATGCGCGGTTTGCGGTGGATGAAGGCTGCATTCCGCTCGTACCGCACCTTTTGTTGCCGCAGTTTATGGATGAGAAAACCGAGCGTGCCAAGGCTTTGTTTTTCGCCCGCATCCTGATGGATCGCTGTATGGAGGTTTGGGTGTTTGGCCGGCCGAGTGAGGGCATGCGCCGCGAGATTGTTCACGCGAAAAAGCATCGCAAACTGATCCGTTACTTCACCGAGAACATGGAGGAGGTATCGAACGCATGAGGCTGAGTTACGCAAACGTGCAAGGCAAGAAAACAAACACCAGCTATCCCTTCATCGCCAAGATCACCTCAGCAGCAGATCTGGAACAAGTAGCCGCGTTTGATCACGTGTGCGCGATCTATCACGACGGCTACAACCAAAGGAAACGCTTCATCAAGGGCTACCGTTCCAACAAGACCTTTGCCGAGGCAGACTGTTTGCCCTTTGACTGTGACAACACACCGACCGATCCGCTCAGCAAAGACCTTGATGCCTCACACTGGAAAACCCCGAGCGATGTGGCAGCTGCCTATCCGGATGTCCGTTTTTATGTGGTGTATTCCAGAAACCACATGAAGGACAAAGACGGCCGCTCAGCCCGCCCGCGTTTTCACGTCTACTTTCCGCTTGCATCTACGGTTCGCTCCACCAAGGCCTATAACAGTTTGAAAAAGCAGGTGCGTGCGCTTTTTCCTGCCTTTGATGACAAAGCACTGGATGCGGCACGGTTTTTCTTCGGCGTGCCCAACCCGAAAGTCGAATACTTCGACGGGCACTTGTGTATTGATGAGTGGCTGAGCCAATCGAGCCGAGAAATCGTGCAGGGCGCGCGTAACTCCACCATGTCTCATTTCGCAGGTATCGTCTTGAAGAAATACGGCTGCGATGACAGTAAAGCCTTTGATGCATTCCTGCAGCGGGCGCAAAACTGCCAGCCACCGCTTGATCCAGACGAACTCGACAGTATTTGGACCAGTGCGCTGGGGTTTTATGAAAACACCATCAAGGCCGATAAGAACTATATTTCGCCCAGCGAATACAACTCGATGGAGTTCGAAGATGCCTTGATTCCTGCGGACTTCACCGATGTGGGACAAGCGAAATCTTTCTACGACTATATGGGAGATAAGATCCTTTATGTCAAAGGACTCGGCCTTCACTACTACACCGGTAAGTACTGGAAGTGCGAAGAACTCTTGGTGCAAAAAGCCTTGCAGCACTTCACCCATAAACAGTTGTGTCTGGCATGGAAGCTCAAAAACGATGCCGATAGTGACGAGGAACTCGAGAAAGCCGAAGCCTTCTACAAGTTCGTTTTAGGTAGGCGGAAATCCTCCAACATCAAAGCCACGCTCACCGAGCTAAAACCCATGGTGCAACAAGACCTCAAAGTCTTAAACGCCAACGGCTTTTTACTCAACACACCAGCCGGCACGGTAGATCTTGCCACGGGAAAACTACGTGCCCATGACCCGAAAGACTACTGCACCAAGATCACCAAGACCGCACCCGATGACGAGGGTATGGACGAGTGGCTGGCGTTTTTGGAGCGGTTTACCTGCTCAGATAAAGAACTCGAAGCCTATCTGCAACTAGAATCGGGCATGGAAAGTATCGGTGAGGTCTTTAACGAAAACCTCGTCGTGCAATACGGATCTGGTGGTAACGGGAAATCCACCTACAACAACGCAAAATTCATCGTGCTCGGAGACTATGCCGGCACCATCTCGGCAGAACTCTTAACGGTGCGCTCCGGTAAAAATAAGGGTGCTGAGTTGGCCGAAACCCACGGCAAACGACTGATCATTGCCGCCGAGCTACCCGAGGGAAAACGTCTCGATACCGCAGCTCTGAAAAACCTCGCCAGCACCGACCCGATTCGAGCGGAGAAAAAGTTCGAAGCACCCTATGAGTTTCTACCCACCCATACCACGGTGCTCTACACCAACCATCTGCCCAAAGTCGGCACCATCGACAAAGGCACCTGGGACCGTATCCTGGTCATCCCGCTGCGGGCGAACTTTCGTGGCATGAAAGGCGAAGTCAAAAACTACGCCAAAATCCTAGCAGACAGGTGTGGCGGTGCGATCTTGCAGTGGATGATTGACGGCGCGGCCAAATACATCCAATCCGGATACGAACTGACCCCACCTGCTTGTGTCAAACAGGCGATTGAGGAGTACCGAGAAGAAAACGACTGGATCGGAAACTTCCTCGCCGAACGCTGCGAACTCAATCCCACATCAACCGAGCAAGCAGGTGCGCTCTATGAGCACTACCGCGCCTACTGCGATGAATTCGGCGAATACAAACGCTCCAACACCGATTTCAAGCGTGCTCTCATCAGCCGAGGATTCGACTGCCGCCGAAACAAGAACGGCACCTTTTGGTTCGGACTCAAGCTCAAAGACAACGGCCTGTTTTAAGAAAGGATGAACAAATACCTATGAGTTTTTACACCTACATGCTGGAAAACTATCTCACCGCAAGTGGACCGAAACGCGACCTTGCATCTGACATGAAATCGGACTTCGAGACCTTTCCGAGAAACACCACCAAAAACCTCCAAGCCGCCCATGCACGCATCCTTGGCTATTTGCAATACCATCACGCCTGCCTGGCATGCCTTGAGGTGTTTGAAGAATGCTGGAGCGAATACGTCGATCATTGCTTAAGCCAGCGCGAAACCCCATCCGGATAACTGGTGAGACGGGCTTTTCGGGTGTTGAGCAAATGTTAAGCGAAAAACACCCGAAAACCCATTCGTATCAGGGGTTTTAGCCTCTCGGTGCTGATGGGTGTTGCCTATTTCTATATATCGCATAAAAGAAAATCATCACACCCTAAGTGAAGTGATGATGACCAAATATATAGACGTAAGTTTCACCCAACACCGCATAACACCCCAAGCAAAAATCACGAGTAACAAGGAGACCAAAACCATGGAAGAAAAACGAATCGAACAAGCCTTGACCAAAACCGTCAAAGCTCGTGGCGGATGGTGTTTAAAGTTCGTCAGCCCATCGATGAACGGGATGCCTGACCGGCTCTGCCTCTTCCCGGATGGAAAAGCCGGGTTTGTTGAGGTGAAAGCACCGGGCAGAAAACCAACCCCACTCCAACAGACCCGCCACAAACAACTGCGCACGTTAGGGTTTCGAGTTTTTGTGTTGGATGACATGAGTCAGATTGGAGGTGTGGTCAATGCGCTATCAGGCACATAAGTACCAGGCTTTCGCCACCTCGTTTATCGAAAACCATCCAGCCTCTGCCGTGCTACTCGATATGGGTCTCGGCAAAACCGTGATCACACTGACGGCGATCTTCAACCTGCTCTTCGACGCATTCCTCGTGCGCCGGGTCTTGGTAGTGGCTCCGCTTCGAGTGGCACGGGAAACCTGGCCGACGGAAGCAAAGAAATGGGATCACCTCTCACTTCTCACGATCAGTGTCGCCGTGGGTACAGCTCGTGAACGGCGTGCCGCAATACTCTCTGGTGCGGACGTTACGGTGATTAACCGAGAAAACCTCGTGTGGCTGATCGAAGAATCGGGCTTGCCGTTTGACTTCGACATGGTGGTCGTCGATGAGCTTTCGAGCTTTAAAAACCACAAGACCAAACGCTTCAAAGCCCTCATGAAAGCCAGACCTCACGTGCGCCGCATCGTTGGTCTTACCGGCACACCTGCTTCTAATGGGCTCATGGATTTGTGGGCAGAGTTCAAACTCTTAGACATGGGACATCGGTTGGGGAGGTTTATTTCCGGATACCGCGAACGCTACTTTTTGCCCGACGCTAGAAACGGACAAGTGATCTTTTCCTACAAACCAAAGCCGGATGCCGAGCGAGCCATCTATAAAGCGATCTCAGACATGACGATCTCGATGAAAGCAACCGATCACCTTGAGATGCCTGATCTTGTCAAAGCTGAGCGCGAAGTCCAGATGACAGATGACGAATCCAAAGACTACGAGAAGTTCAAGCGCGAACTGGTCTTGACCCTTGGTGATGATGAAATCACTGCTGCAAACGCAGCTGTGCTCACCTCGAAGCTCTCCCAGATGGCAAACGGTGCGATCTATACCGATGACGGACAAACCGTACACCTGCATGACCACAAACTCGACGTGTTAGAAGACATGGTTGAAGCCATGAACGGCAAACCCGTACTAGTGGCCTACTACTTCAAACACGACCTACATCGCATCGAAGCAAGGCTCAAAACCCTGAAAGTCACCTTCGCACGCCTGGACTCTGCAGCTTCGATCCGGGCGTGGAACAAGGGCGAACTCACGGTGGGTTTGCTGCACCCGGCATCAGCCGGACACGGACTGAACTTACAAGAAGGTGGATCCCACCTGATCTGGTTTTCACTGCTGTGGAGTTTAGAGCTTTACCAACAAACCAACGCTAGGCTATGGCGACAAGGACAACAAGATAGCACCGTTATCATCAGTCACATCCTGTGCAAAGACTCCATCGATGAGCGCATCTTGACCGTGCTGGAAGGAAAAACCAAAACCCAAGACGCACTGATCAACGCCGTGAAAGCCGAACTCAAACCCCGACAATCCTAGAGACAATCAACAGCCAATCAGAGTCAAACCAAGTCAACCAGAGTCAATCTCCGTCAATCCGAGGAAGCAACCACTAAAAAACTTTCACGGAGGAACAAACTCTTATGTTGACTGCAAAAGAATACCTGCGCCAAGCCTACCGGCTCGACCAACAGATCAACTTTTTCGTTACCGAAATCCAAAACTTAAGAGAACTCGCCACCAGCGTCTCGGCACTCCAATACGACCGAGACCAAATCCAGAAAACACCAAGCACCGAGCCACCTTTCATCAAAGCCTTAGAAAAGGTCTGGGACTTAGAAGAAAAGCTCGCCCACAAGCTCGACGACTTATGTGCGCTGAAAGAACAGATCGTGACGGTCATCGAACACGTTGAAAACCCCGATGAGCGACTGACCTTGTCGTATCGCTACCTGCAAGGTAGAACCTGGGAGGACATCGGCGAGGCATTGTACGTTGATGAGCGAACCGCTCGACGCTGGCACGGACGAGCACTCTTACATGTCGTGATGCCGGATGCCCCGATTGTTCTGCCAAACCGTCAAACTCGTCCCAAGATGTCCGAGAATGTCCGCCACCAGTTTTGATACTATATAATCAGCGATAAAACTAAAGACTAAGACCTCGCAAGCACACGTTCTTACGGGGTCTTTTTATGCCTGAAGAAAGGAGGCGGACATGCCAAGGAAACCTAAGACACCGTGTTCTTATCCGGGATGCCCGCGCCTTACCGAGGGCAGGTTTTGCGAAGAGCACTTGAAAAAATACAACCAAGACTACGAACGCTACGGCAGAGACAAGAATGCCAAACGCAAATATGGACGGGCATGGAAACGCATCCGCGACCGCTACATCACCGCACACCCACTGTGCGAGATCTGTCTGGAGCAAGGCAGATATACGAAAGCTACCGAGGTACACCACAAGGTGCCACTCTCGTGGGGTGGCAGGCACGATGAAGCAAACCTGCAGGCCCTATGCCACGAGTGTCATTCGAGAATCACTGCCCAGATGGGTGACAGGTGGCATAAACGCACACACACAGTCACTTTGGAAAAGTGACAAAACAGACCCCTAGGGGGCATCTTAATCTCTACCATGCGGCCCTCGGGGAACGGTGCCGGGGCCTCGCGTGTAAAAACGCGGATTCAAACACCCGATTAACCCCACCATGTCTACAGAAAGGAGGAAATACTCATGGCAAAAGACGGAACACACCGTGGCGGCAGGCGCAAACGCGCCGGAACAAAGCCAAAACCCTTAATCGATAAGATCGCCGAAGGCAAACCCGCCGAAGTGCTCGATCCCACCTTGCCCGATGTGACCCTCCTTGTGGGTTCTGACATTGGTGAGGGTGCGGATTTAGAGGGCGCAGATATGCCCGAGCCTTCTAAGTATTTGTCGGCGAAGCAAAAAGATGGCACACCGCTTGGTGCCGATGAGCTCTACCGCGAAACATGGGCTTGGCTGCATGAGCGAGGCTGCTCACATCTGGTATCTCCTCGGCTGATTGAGGCGTATGCACAAAACTTCGCCCGCTATATCCAGTGTGAAAACGCCATCTCGCACTTTGGCTTGCTCGGCAAACACCCTACTACGGGCGGGGTTGTGACCAGTCCGTTTGTGACGATGAGTCAGAGCTTTCAAAAGCAAGCCAATGTGCTGTGGTACGAGATTTTCGACATCGTCAAACAAAACTCCACCGTCTCTTACGACGGTCCAACACCAGCCGATGACCTGATGGAACGGCTTTTGCAAACCAAGAAATGAGGTGAACGCTTATGTTTGAAAAAGTAAATCCCGCTCATCCCGATAAAATCGCTGACCGCATCGCCGGTGCCATTGTAGATCTCGCCTATAAGGCTGAGACAGATCCGAAGATTGCGGTCGAAGTACTGATCGGGCACGGAAACTGTCATGTAATCATAGAAACCAACACACATATCAACACGGCAGAGATTGATGCCACAGTCAAGCGCATTGCTGGGAATGTGTCTGTACATGTCGAGCAGGTCGCACAAGATGTGTATCTCTCAGCCAATCAAGCAGACGAGTTTCGCTGCGGTGATAACGGCATCTTCACCGGTGTTCCAGTGAATACTGAGGAAGAAAAACTCGCCCGTATTGCCCGTGACCTCTACGCCGCCTATCCCAGTGACGGCAAACACATCCTCGATGGCGATCAGCTGATTATTTGCCAATCCTGCGCCAACACAGAAAAACTTCGCTCGGATTTTCCCAGCGCGGTTGTGAACCCGCTGGGTGACTGGACCGGTGGCACGGACGTGGATACCGGAGCGACCAATCGAAAACTCGGCTCAGATATGGGACGCGCCGTAACCGGTGGTGGTTTGCATGGCAAAGACCTCTCCAAGGCTGATGTGTCGGTCAACATCTACGCACATCTCAAAGCGCAAGAGACCGGTGAAGTGCAACGATTTTGTTGCGCGATTGGAGATACCAAGGTTGATGGCAAGCCTTACGGCGAGATTGTTGCGATTGCCCGCGATTACATCAACCGTCTGGGTGGGTTTGAGCAGTTTGCTAAATGGGGGTTGATTCGATGAACACGACCAAAGACATGCAACTGATCCCCATTTCCGAGTTGGTTCCGTATGTGAATAACGCCCGCACGCATTCGCCGGAGCAGGTTTTGAAACTGCGTGCTTCGCTTCGGGAATTCGGCTTTGTCTCGCCGGTCATCATCGACAAGGACAAAAGCATCCTCGTCGGTCATGGACGTGTACAAGCCGCCAAAGAAGAAGGCATCTGCCAGGTGCCCTGCGTGATCGCGGACTATCTCACTGATGCGCAAAAGAAAGCCTATATTCTTGCAGATAACCGTCTCGCGCTTGATGCGGGCTGGGACGAAGAGCTGCTGCGTATTGAGATTGAAGCTCTGCAAGGTGCCGATTTTGACCTGTCGCTCATGGGTTTTGATGATGCTGAGCTTTCTGCTTTGTTCGACCTTGGTACAGAAGCCACGGATGATGGTTTCGATGAAGCTGAGGAGCTTGAAAAGCCTGCTATTACCAGAAACGGTGATGTGTGGCAGATCGGTAAACACAAGGTCATCTGCGCAGATTCCACGCTGCCCGAGACCTACCAGACTCTGCTTGGGGATATAAAGGTGAATCTGGTGTGTACCGACGCGCCCTATTTCGTAAATCTTGAGTCCGCATCGGGCAAGATTAGAAACGACGACCTTGATGACAAACAAGCCTACGAGTTCTTGATGAAGGTCTTCGCCTGCTTCAAACAGGCAATGGCTAAAGATGCGTCGATTTACGAGTTTTATGCTACCAGCAAATCGCGAATCTTTTTGGATGCCTTTGAAGATGCCGGCTTCAAGCTCGGAGCAGGCCTTATTTGGCGTAAAGAGCGCGCACCCTTGATGCGCACCGACTGGAAGTTCAACTTTGAGCCGATCCTTTTTGGTTGGCGAAAAGACGGCAAACACAACTGGTATGGAGACCAAAAACAAAAAGCCTGCTTCGACTTCGACGGCATCAAAAACTCGAAAACAGACGGTCACGGGCATCCTTCCAGCAAACCCGTACCCTTGATCGCGCACTTGATTAAACAATCCACTCAAACCAACGCACTCGTCCTCGATGGCTTTCTTGGCTCTGCCTCCACGCTGATTGCATGCGAACAACTCGGGCGCATCTGCTATGGCATTGAGCTGGAGCCCAAATATGTCGATGTGGCCTGCGCTAGGTTTGCCGAGTTTGCTGGCAGCACGGAAAACATCACCTGCACCCGTGACGGCAAGACTTATACCTACTCTGAGCTGCTCGCGAAGCGAGGTGAAACCTATGACGAATAAGCCTTTGACTTTGGGTTCGCTCTTTGACGGTTCTGGCGGGTTTCCTTTAGCCGCTTTGCAGCTAGGGATGCGCCCGGTGTGGGCGTGCGAGATCGAACCCTTTGCGATCCGCGTGACCACGAAAAAACTCCCGCAGGTCGCGCACTTCGGCGACATCCAAACCGTCTCAGGAAAGACTCTGCCGCCGGTGGATATCGTGACCTTTGGCTCTCCCTGCCAAGACCTCTCCATTGCCGGTAGGCGTGAAGGCATTCAAGGCACGCGCTCAAACCTGTTTTACGAAGCCATCCGCATTATTAAAGAAATGAGGTGTGAAACTGATGGACAATACCCCAAATATGCCGTGTGGGAAAACGTGCCGGGAGCTTTCTCTTCCAACAAAGGCCAAGACTTCGCCTCGGTCCTTGAAGCGTTCTGCCAGCTTAAAGGATATTCGCTTCCAGAAACTCGACCTGACAAGTGGCACAGTGCCGGTGAGATCGTGGCAGATGATTTCTCGCTCGGATGGCGGGTACTTGATGCGCAATACTTCGGAGTACCCCAACGACGCAAACGAATCTTCCTTGTCGCAGATCTTACAAGCCCACGTGCCGGAAGAATACTATTTGAGTCCCAGAGCCTGCCAAGGCATCCTCAACCGAGCAGCGAACAAAGACAAACTGCTCCCTCAAATCTTGGAGCACGCACTGATCCGACAAGCAGGTACGTGTTAAACGACCAAGGCGGGGCGGTCATGCACGTGACAGAAAACCAAACGGGCACACTACGGGCAGAAACACATGGACATGTGCCACTTGTCTTTGACAACCACGCACAAGATGCCCGCTACACCGGTCCCTTTGAAACCAACCCGACCATTACCTCACGTTACGGTACTGGTGGAAACAACCAGCCACTGGTCATGAACCAACTGCCAAAAGCGTATGCGATCGCGGGCAAACACAAACGATCCATGTTCACGGGCACCGAAAACGACGAAGCCACCACAACTACCTCACGCACCATCGATACCAAAGGCGGCGATCCGTGCTGTAATCAAGGTGGGATGGCTGTGCTCTGTAAAACCCCATCTACACCGTCTGCCTATGCGGTTCGAAGGTTGACACCTATCGAGTGTGCTCGCTTACAGGGCTTTCCCGATGACTGGTGCGAGAACCTCGCTGAGGAAAACCCTAGTGACTTTCAGATCGCCTTTTGGAAACAGGCCTTTGAGATCTATGCCAAACAATCCGCCAAACCCCGAAAACCAAAAACCGAGCGACAAGTGCGCACGTGGCTGAAAAAACCGTACTCCGATACCGCAGCCTACAAGCTGTGGGGAAACGGCGTAGCACTGCCATGCGTGCGCTACGTACTGGGAGCGATTCTAACGCAGCATCAAAAATAAAACTTGCTATTCCTCCCACACAGAGTGATGTATAGACATACCACAAGGTAAGGAGGAAAAACCAATGTTCACCAGAGAATATGGACTCACCGGCTCAGAGCGCAGACCACTGGTTCGCGTGATAGAAAAAGCCCTCGGAGTCAAAGCTCATTGTACGAGAAAACCAGACTTTTGCTACCACTTCACCGACGGCATCCGGCTGGATAACCACGGGGTGCTCACCATTGAAGATCCGCACGCAAACCGAAAACTTCTCGACGCACTGGATTCGGCAGGATATCCAACCGGGGTTGAAAAACGAGTCGAGATGTCGATTTCCATTCCCAAAGACGGATTCGGGGAAGCGGAGCTTGAGCGGCTGCATCAGATCATTGCGTCGAAAACAACGGTGATTCAAAAAGCACTGGGAATAGACGTACTGCCCATTGAGGTCGGCGAAGACACGATCAGCTTTCCGTGGTTTCCCATTACACCTGCCGCGCGGGATCTCGAAGCCTACATCCAGCTGATTGCACTCATTGCTAAGCTCGCCAAACACTCCGAGCGGATCCTTGCCAAAGACCACGAGGTGGAAAACGAACGCTACTACTTCCGCTGTTTTCTGCTGCGCCTTGGCATGATCGGTCCCGAATATAAAGAAATCCGCAAAATCCTGCTTCGAAACCTCGAGGGATCCTGTGCGTTTAAGTACTACAAACGAAGAGAGGGCGAAGCATGAGAACCCCAACCAGAAAGGAACGAGAACGCATCGAACAAGCCTATCCGATTGGTTCTGTCGTGGAACTGGTTGAGATGAACGACCCGCACGCACCAAGGGTGGGAACGAAAGGTCGGGTGCTTGGCATCGATGACATTGGCTCGCTCTTAGTAGCGTGGGAAAACGGATCGCATCTTCACGTTTTATGGAACATTGACCGGGTAAAAATTGTCGAAAAATAAGGCGAAATACCTGCTCAAACCGCTTGCTATTCTCCTCAAACAGAGTGATATATAGACACACAAGAACAGACGAACCCAAGGAGGAAAACAGTCATGAAAACCACGATTGAACACCTGCAGGAACAAAGCGAAGTCCTCTTCGACGAAAACACCGTGATCGCCATCCGCTACCGCTACTACAACAGAGAAAACGAAGGCTACCAAGCAGAAATCTACAGCTTTGCTGAAGAGCCCTACGGAAGCATGTGGAGCAGTGATTGCCGAGACCGCATCGAGTGCGAACTCCGCCTTGAAAAATGCTGCGACGAGTACTTCAAAACGAATCTGGAAACCATGCGCTGGGCGATGAAAAACGCCTAAAAATACCCCAAAATAGCTGCAGAAATGACTTGCTATTCTCCTCGAACAGAGTGATATATAGACACACAAGGAAAGCAAACCCAAGGAGGAAAACAAGCATGAAAACCAGCGAAACGAAAACCCTGATCACCTCGATTTTGAACATCCCAAAAGACGCGGCACCCCACGGTGACATTCAAGCCGAAGCCGGCATCGACTTTGAAACCCTCGAAGCCTTAGCAAACGAGCTGGGAGCCGAAAAACTGGCGGTTAAAACCATGAACCGCTTCGGATGGCACTTCACCAAAGCAGACGAGATCATCGCCCTGGCCAAGAAGCGCAACTTGGAAGATCCGAGCTACCGCATCGCCCAAGACATCATGGACACCGAAGCGAGCTTTTTGGCCGAATTCAACTAAGACAAACCGCAACCCCAAACAGCAACGAGCCGAACCAAAGCGGCTCTTGCTCTCGTAGAAGAAACCAGATCGCAAGGCGCGGTCTTTTTTTGTGCCCAAATTTAGAAAGGAGGCAACCTAGGCATGCGTAAACTCAAAACCTACCAACCCACCCAATTTATGGCGAAAAGCTCCCACTACGATAAGCGCAAGGCTGATTATGCGGTTGCCTTCATCGAGTGCCTGCGGCACACCAAAGGTACGTGGGCAGGCAAACCCTTTGAACTCATTGACTGGCAAGAACAAATCATCCGCGACCTCTTTGGCATCGTCAAAGAAAACGGATACCGCCAGTTCAACACCGCCTACATTGAGATCCCCAAAAAGATGGGCAAAAGTGAGCTTGCCGCCGCTGTGGCCTTGTTGCTTTGTTGTGCTGATGGTGAGCAGCGTGCCGAAGTCTATGGATGTGCAGCTGACCGCCAACAAGCCTCCATTGTTTTTGAGGTTGCAGCCGACATGGTGCGCATGTGCCCGGCTCTATCCAAACGGGTGAAGATTCTCGCTTCCACCAAAAGGATCGTGTTCACGCCCACCAACAGCTTCTATCAAGTTCTAAGTGCTGAAGCCTATTCCAAGCATGGCTTTAACATTCATGGCGTGGTCTTTGATGAGCTACACACCCAGCCCAACCGAAAACTCTTTGATGTCATGACCAAAGGATCTGGTGATGCCCGTGCTCAGCCCCTTTATTTCCTTATTACTACGGCTGGCACGGATACGCATTCGATCTGTTATGAGACGCATCAAAAAGCCAAAGACATCCTAGAAGGCAGAAAAATCGACCCTACCTTCTATCCCGTAATCTTCGGCGCAGACGAAAACGATGACTGGACTGATCCAGCCACATGGAAGAAAGCCAACCCCTCACTCGGCATCACTGTCGGCATCGATAAGGTCAAAGCAGCCTGTGAATCCGCTCGGCAAAACCCAGCCGAAGAAAACACCTTCCGGCAACTCCGCTTAAACCAGTGGGTCAAACAATCCGTGCGCTGGATGCCACTGGAGGTCTGGGACAAAAACGCGTGCCCTGTTGATCTTGAGGATTTGGAAGGACGGGTTTGCTACGGCGGTCTCGACCTATCGTCGACCACTGACATCACCGCTTTTGTTCTCGTATTCCCACCGGTAGGCGATGATGACCCATACGTGATTGCGCCGTGGTTTTGGATTCCCGAAGACAACCTCGAACTGCGAGTTGCTCGTGACCATGTGCCGTATGACGTGTGGGAAAAACAAGGCTTTCTCAATACCACTGAAGGAAATGTCGTCCACTACGGTTACATCGAAGCCTTCATCGAAAACCTCGGCACACGTTTCAACATCCGAGAGATCGCCTTTGACCGGTGGGGAGCCGTTCAGATGGTGCAAAACCTCGAAGGCATGGGTTTTACCGTCGTGCCTTTCGGGCAAGGGTTTAAAGACATGAGTCCGCCGACCAAAGAGCTCATGAAACTCGCCCTCGAAGCCAAGCTGGCCCATGGTGGACACCCGGTGCTTCGCTGGATGATGGACAACATCTACATCCGCCAAGACCCCGCCGGAAACATCAAATGTGACAAGTCAAAATCCACGGAGAAAATCGACGGTGCTATCGCTACCATCATGGCGCTCGACCGAGCCATCCGCTGTGGCAACGACACCTCCGAGTCGGTTTACGATTCGCGAGGACTTTTGCTTCTTTAACACCGAAGCACTTCACGTTTGTGGGGTGCTTTTTTCATGCCCAAATACCAGGAAGGAGGTTTATTTTCTATGGGGTTTTGGTCTTCACTTTTTCATTACCGTGACAAGCCGCAAAATGCCACCCAAGGCAGTGGGTATCGGTTTTTCCTTGGCGCGACCACGTCAGGCAAAGCTGTAACTGAACGCTCTGCGATGCAGATGACGGCAGTGTATTCGTGCGTGCGAATCTTAGCCGAGGCGATTGCAGGTCTACCGCTGCATCTGTTGGATGAGTCTGATGGCACAGCGAAACGCAAAGCCACCGAACACCCGCTGTATCGGGTGCTTCACGATGAGCCGAATAGCGAGATGACGAGCTTTATCTTCCGTGAAACCCTCATGACACATCTGCTTTTGTGGGGAAACGCCTACGCACAGATCATTCGAAATGGCCGTGGCGAAGTTGTAGGGCTTTATCCGTTGATGCCGTCTCGGATGAGCGTGGACAGAGATGAGCGAAAGCAGCTGGTCTATCAGTATCTGGTGGGTACCGATGAGCCGAACGTGAAAAACGGCGGTCTGGTCACCCTAACCTCGCGTGATGTGCTCCATATTCCCGGTCTGGGCTTTGATGGTCTGGTTGGGTATTCACCGATTGCGATGGCGAAAAACGCGATCGGCATGGCAATTGCCTGTGAGGAATACGGTGCGACCTTTTTCGCTAATGGTGCTGCTCCCGGTGGTGTGTTAGAGCATCCGGGGATCATTAAAGATCCAGAACGGGTGCGCGCCTCGTGGAATGCGACCTTTGGTGGTGCTGCGAACGCAAACAAGATCGCAGTACTCGAAGAAGGCATGCGCTATACACCGATCTCGATTAGTCCGGAGCAAGCGCAGTTTTTAGAGACCCGCAAGTTTCAGCTTGATGAGATTGCCCGTATTTTCCGTATCCCGCCACACATGGTCGGTGACCTCGATAAATCTTCGTTTTCCAATATTGAGCAGCAGTCGCTCGAGTTTGTGAAATACACGCTCGATCCGTGGGTGGTGCGCTGGGAGCAAGCCTTACAAAGAGCCCTTCTAACCGATAAGGAAAAGGCACATCTGACGATTCATTTCAATGTCGACGGGTTGCTTCGAGGCGACTATGAGTCACGCATGAACGGCTATGCCACCGCCCGGCAAAACGGCTGGATGAGTGCAAACGACATCCGTGCGCTGGAAAACCTCGACCGTATCCCTGAGGAGGAAGGCGGTGATTTGTATTTGATTAACGGCAACATGACCAAACTCAAAGATGCCGGACTATTCGCCGGCAACCAACCTTTGGAAGGAGGAGAAACGATTTGAGTAAACGATTTTGGAACTGGAAACAATACCCAACAAATGCCGATGAGCGTCCGTGTGAGCGGACGCTTTATTTATGCGGCACGATTGCCGAAGAGACCTGGTTTGATGACGAGGTAACACCTGCCATCTTCAAAGAAGAGCTCACCGCCAGCACGGGTGATATTACGGTGTGGATTAACTCACCGGGTGGCGACTGTATCGCTGCGGCACAGATTTACAACATGCTGATGGAATACCCCGGTCAAGTGACCATCAAGATTGATGGGATTGCCGCTTCTGCTGCATCTGTGATTGCAATGGCCGGCACCACCGTGTTGATGAGTCCGGTAGCAACCATCATGATCCATAACCCGATCACGAGCGTGTATGGAGACACGCAAGAAATGCGTCGGGCTGCCCAAATGCTCTCTGAGGTCAAAGAATCCATCATCAACGCCTACGAGATCAAAACCGGCATGAACCGCCGAGAACTCGCCAAGCTGATGGATGCCGAGACATGGATGAACGCCCACAAAGCAAAAGAACTCGGCTTTATCGATGCAATCTTAGAGCCGAGCAAGATTACCCCCGAAGACATGGCCGCGATTTCGAATCCGGCAACCGCCATGTTCGACCGCAAAAAGGTCGTGAACTGTTTGCACGAGAAGCTGGCGAAAGCCTGCCACATCAACACTGCGAAGGCGAAACCTACCGAAGAAGACACCAACTCGCCTAAGCATTTGGCAGATGAAATCTTAAAACGTCTGTCGATTTACGAAACCCTGTAAGGAGGAAAACACTTATGAATATTATGGAACTGAATCAAAAGCGTCAGGCCGCGGTCGATGCCGCTAAGCTCTTTGTTGCGTCTCATCGAAACGAACACGGTGTGCTGTCGGATGAGGATAACGCCATCTGGGAAAAGATGGACAAAGAAATCCAAGACTACTCCCGTGAGATCAAGCGCATGACCCGTGAAGCGCAAATGGATGAGGAACTCAAAGCACCGGTCAATCAACCGCTGGTCTCCAAACCCGCCACCGCTACTGCCACTATGGACAAGACGGAAAAACCGAAGAGTTTTCGAGCCAAGGCCGAATATAAGCAGGCGATGTTGGATGCGTTGCGGTCGAACTTCACGCGCATTTCCAATGTGCTGCAAGAAGGCGTGGATGCTGATGGTGGCTATCTGGTGCCTGAAGAGTACGATCAGACGCTGTTCAAAAGTCTGCAAGAAGAAAACATTGTTCGCCAGCTTGCCCGCAAGGTGAACACCAGTGCCGTGCATAAGATCAATATCGCTACAACCACTCCGGCAGCGGCATGGATTGACGAAGGCGGCGCATTAGAGTTCAAGGATGCCAAGTTCGACCAGGTTCTGCTCGATGCCCACAAGCTCTATGTTGCCGTGAAGGTGACCGAAGAGCTCCTCTATGATTCAGCTTTCGATCTGGAATCCTATCTCATGACCAGCTTTGCAAAAGCACTGGCAAATGCTGAGGAAGATGCCTTCTTGAACGGTACGGGAACCGGTCAGCCTTTGGGCTTGTTTGCTGACAAAGGCGGCGGCGAGGTCTTTAAGAAACTCACAGCCGAGATCAAGGGCGATGACGTGTTGGATTTGACCTATGGGCTGAAGCGCCCGTACCGCAAAAACGCGGCGTTCATCATGAACGATGCCACCATTGCCACCATCCGCAAGTTCAAAGACGGAAATGGCAACTTCATGTGGCAGCCGTCCTATCAGGTCGGAGAGCCCGACACACTGCTTGGGTATCCGATTCACACCTCTGCCTTTGCCCCCGAAGACAAGATCGCTTTCGGAGACTTCTCCTACTACAACATCGGTGACCGTGGTACGCGCTCCTTTGCGCAGCTGCGTGAACTTTATGCCGGTAACGGCATGATTGGCTTTGTGGCTAAAGAGCGTGTGGACGGCAAGCTCATCTTGCCTGAAGCCGTACAAATCCTGCAGCTCAAAGGCACGACTCCCGCTGCTCGCTAACCGATAGAAAACCCCTGATGCTAGGAAGGGTGGCTCTCCTCATAGGGAGTCACTCTTCCTGCGTTTACGCCAGGGAAAGGAGGAATGAAGCTACATGTGGACACTCGAGGAAGTCAAAACCTACCTACGCGTGGATTTTTCCGATGACGACGCACTCATCCAAACCCTGATGGACTCGGCGTTGCGGTTTGTGAAAAACGTGGCACGCATCGAAACCGATGCGGAGCTTACTGCTTTTACTGATGCGAAGGCAGCACTGCTATACACCGTCGCTTACCTCTATGAACACCGAGAACAAGCCGATCACCGCGAGCTTGCCTTAACGCTTCGCGCCCTTCTTTTCGGTCAACGTCAGGAGGCGTTCTAAATGGATATTGCACTACTCAATACGCGGGTGACCTTCCAAAAACGCAGTGTGGCATCGGATGCGATTGGCAACCAGATCGAACACTGGACAGATGCGTATACCTGCGCGGCCACCATCTCTGGTGAGGGCGGAGACGAGGTGATGGCAGCTGGAGCCGAACGCGATCGGCACGCCATGAACGTGACGGTGCGCTGGTGCAGGCAAGCCGCCAATGTGAATCCAAGTGACTATCGGATCATCTTTGACGGGGGCGTGTTTGATATCGAGCGGATCGATCACCTCTCGTTTAAGAAACGCGCCATCAAATTCTTCTGCACCAAGGAGCGTGTCTCATGAGCCGGCGCGTCAAAATCGAGGATCTCAGCGAGGCAGTCATGCAAGAACTGAACGCCTATGCCAAGACAACCTCTGAGGGCATGAAGAAAGCTGTCACCAAAGCCGGTGCGACCGTGAGAAAAGAAATCCAAGCGACAGCGCCTATGCGTTCAGGCGCATACAAGAAAAGCTGGTCGGTCAAAAAAGTGAGCGAAAACGCCAACAGCCTACAGGTGACCGTCCATTCGAGGAATCGCTACCAGCTCGCACACTTACTGGAACATGGGCATGCGAAACGAAATGGTGGGCGCACCAAAGCCATGCCGCATATCGCACCGGCTGAAAGTCTAGGCGAAGAACAGCTCTTGGCTGAGCTAGAAAGGATGATCCGAGATGGATGAACTACTCACGCTCTTAAAGCAAATCGGGTTGCCTTATGCCTATGACCATTTCGCACCCGGACAAGCACCTGCTCCACCGTTTCTGTGTTACCTCAAACCCGAAACCCACAACTTCGCAGCCGACGGCATCGTCTACCTAAGCGTTGAGGTGGTACACGTGGAGCTTTACACCGACTACAAAAACCCCGCCATCGAAAAGCGCATGGAAACCGTGCTTCGTGAGGCGGGGATCTTTTTTGACAAAACCGAAGTCTATATCGAATCCGAGCACCTCTTTGAAGTGCTCTATTCCTTTGAATGGAAAGGAGAACCATAAACCATGGCAGATGTAAAAGGAAACAAGGTCAAATACAACATCAAAAACGTCTATGCCGCCAAGATGACCGAAACCATCAAAGACGGCGTATCCACCTTCACCTACGCCGAGCCTAAAGCGGTCCCCGGCGCAGTCTCACTCTCACTCGATGCAGAAGGCGAATCCTCACCGTTTTACGCTGACGGCATCGTGTATTTCCGTACCGTCACCAACAACGGATATTCAGGCGAGCTGGAAATTGCGCTCATCCCGGAGTGGTTTCGCACCGAAATCTTGCAAGAAACTCTGGATGCGAAAGGCGTGCTGGTTGAAAACTCTTTGACAGCAGAATCGGTCAAGTTTGCGCTGCTCTTTGAGTTTGACGGGGATGTAAAAGCTATCCGTCACGCGCTCTACAACTGCACCGCCAGCCGCCCGTCTATTGAGTCTCAAACCAAAGAAGACACGATTGAACCCGGCACCGAAACCCTCTCACTGACGGCTGATCCGCGCGCAGATGGTCTGGTAAAAGCCAAGACCGGAGACACCACGGATAAAACCACCTACGACAACTGGTACAAGACCATTTATGTCCCGACCCAGAAAGGAGCCAGTGCATGATTGAGAAAACCATCACCGTATCAGGCAAACCCGTCGCGTTTCGCTCTTCGGCTGCAATCCCCAGATTGTATCGGGCAAAGTTCGGCCGTGACATCTTCAAAGACCTCTCCAAGCTCGAAAAAGCCTACAGCCACGCCACAAGCGAAGACGGAGGATTTCCGATTGAGGATCTCGAGATTTTTGAAAACGTCGCCTACGTCATGGCCTTCCATGCCGACAACACAATCCCGAAAACCATCGAAGCATGGCTCGATGAGTTCGAGATGTTTTCCATCTATCAAGTGCTACCCGAGATTCTTGCCTTGTGGGGCGAGAACCTGAAAACCGAGGTGACATCAAAAAAAGACAAGCGGCCACAAGCCGCCAAATGACCACCGCACTCCTGCTCCTTCGTGCCTGCCAGATCGGGGTACCCATTGGTGACATGCACCTAATCTCAATCGGGCTGCTGCTCGATATGTGGACGGAGAAAACCAACGACACAGCCACCTATGAGCGCATTGCCACCCAAGAAGACTTTGACCGCTTCTAAGCCACCACACGGGTGGCTTTTTTCATGCACCAGAAAGGAGGATGTATGGCTTCACGGATTAAGGGCATCACGGTTGAAATCGGTGGGGATACCACCGGTTTAGACAAAGCCTTAAAACAAGTCCAATCAACGCTTCGTGCCACGCAGTCTTCCCTTCGGGATGTGAACCGGCTGTTAAAGCTCGATCCGAAAAACACCGAGCTGTTGGCACAAAAGCAGCGTCTGTTGCAAGACGCGATCAAGAACACCAAAGACAAACTCGACACCTTAAAGACCGCTTCCGAACAAGCAAAGGCTCAGCTGGAATCAGGAACGCTTGGACAAGACAAATACGACGCTTTGCAGCGCGAGATCGCAGAAACCGAGCAGGCACTCAAACGCCTGCAGGCTGAGGCACTCAACACGAATACGGTCTTTTCAAAGATGGACGCTGTTGGTGCATCAATGAAAAAGACCGGGGATGCGATTGCGGGTGTGGGACAAAAGCTCATGCCTGTCTCACTTGCCACAGCCGGTCTAGGTACGCTCGCCATCAAGACCGCCGGGGATTTTGATCAGGCTATGAGCCAGGTCTCCGCCATCTCAGGTGCTACCGGCAGTGATTTGCAGGCTTTGCGGGATAAGGCGCGCCAGATGGGTGCGACCACTCGCTATTCGGCAACCGATGCAGCACAAGCCTTGGGATATATGGCACAAGCCGGCTGGACGACCGAGCAGATGCTTTCCGGCATCGATGGTGTGATGAACTTGGCGGCATCTTCCGGTGAAGATCTCGCCATGACCTCCGATATCGTGGTCGGCTCACTCAATGCGTTCGGGCTGAAAGCTCAGGATGCTGCGCACTTTGCTGACGTGTTGGCTACAGCCTCTGCTGCATCGAATACGGATGTGGCGATGATGGGTGAAACCTTTAAGTACTGTGCACCGGTTGCAGGAGCTTTGGGTTTTAAGGTCGAAGAAGCCGCCGAAGCGGTCGGTCTGATGTCGAATGCCGGTATCAAGTCCACACAGGCCGGTACCGCGCTTCGTACCATTTTTAACTCGCTGTCCAAAGATTTAGAAATCACCGGTGAGTCCATCGGAAAGGTCGTGGTGCAGACCACGAACGCGGATGGATCGATGCGTGGTCTCAATGAGATCCTCACCGATTGTCGTGCGGCGTTTGCCAATTTGACCGAGTCGGAAAAGGTCCATGCGGCAGAGCAGCTGGTCGGTAAAAACGCGATGAGCGGTTTTCTCGCGCTCATGAATGCGGCACCCGAAGACATCGACAATATGCGCGATGCGCTCAACAATGCGTCCGGTTCTGCCAAGCACATGGCAGAAGTCATGCAAGACAACCTGCCCGGACAAATCGAAGAGCTCAAATCCGCCCTTGAAGAACTCGCCATCTCGGTCGGTGATGCACTGATGCCGACGGTGCGCGAGATCGTGAAAAAAGTGCAAGACTTCGTCAACTGGCTCAATTCTTTAGATGAGTCCACTCGCGCCGTAATCATCAAAGTGGGACTGTTCGTCGCCGCTTTAGGGCCGGCCTTACTCCTCATCGGTAAGGTCATCTCGTCGGTTGGTGGCATGATCACCACGTTTTCAACCGTGGGCAAAGCCGTATCTACCTTTATGACCGATGTCGGTGGTATCTCCGGTATCTTCACCAAGCTGGGTGCAGCCATTGGCGGGATTTCTGCGCCCGTGGTGGCTGTCGTTGCTGTGGTGGGCACACTGGTTGCGGCCTTCGTGCATCTGTGGAACACCTCAGAAGATTTCCGCAACTCCATCACGCAGACGTGGAATCAGATCAAAGAAGCCTTTAGCAGTTTTGCAGATGGCGTGGTAGAGCGCATTAACGCGCTCGGGTTTGACTTCACCTCTTTTGGTGAGCTGGTCATCTCCATCTGGAATGGCTTCACCCAGCTGCTCGCACCGGTGTTCACCAATGCGTTCAACGCGATTGCGAGCGTGCTGCAAGGAGCCCTCACGGTCATTACCGGGATCTTGGATGTGTTCATTGGACTGTTTACCGGTAACTGGACCCAGCTGTGGGAAGGCATCAAAACCATCTTCAGTGGTATCTGGACAGCTATCACCGGCGTGTTCCAAGCCGCATGGGACATGATTGTTGGTGTGACCTCTACGGTTTTGTCGTGGTTCGGTACAACGTGGAGTGAGGTCTGGACGAGCATCAAGACCTTCTTTGAAAACACGTGGAACGCCATCACGAGCTTCTTTAGCGGTATCTGGGACGCGATCACCACAACGGTCACGGGCGCGGTCACGTCCGTGTCGACCACGGTTTCAACCGTGTTTAGTCAGATCAGCCAGACTGCCACGAACATCTGGAACGGTATCAAGAGTGCTATCACGAACGTGGTAAACGGCATCAAAAACACGGTCTCAAACGTGTTCAACAGTGTGAAGGACACCTTGAGTTCGGTCTTTAACTCGATCAAAAGCACCGCATCGAGCGTGTGGAATGGGATTAAGTCAGCGATTCTGTCTCCCATTGAGTCGGCGAAAAACACGATCAAAGGCATCGTGGATAAGATCAAAGGCTTCTTCTCTGGTCTTAAGATCAGCCTGCCCAAGATCAAGCTGCCGCACTTTCACATTTCGGGCGGCTTTTCGATTGTGCCACCGCGTGTACCGCACCTGTCTATTGAGTGGTACAAGGAAGGCGGTATCATGACCCGCCCGACACTCTTTGGCATGAACGGCACCTCTCTCATGGCAGGAGGTGAAGCCGGCCATGAAGCGATCCTGCCGCTACGTGAGTTCTACACCAAACTCGAAGGCATGCTCGCCGCACGGGACACCTCTGTGATGGAACAGTATCTGGCCGTGATTGCGGGCAATTCCGAAAAACAAATCGTACTCGATAGTAAAACGCTGGTCGGGGCGCTCACCGGCAAGCTCGACCAAGCCTTAGGCCGCCAAGCCGTAATGGCAAAAAGGAGGATCCGATGAATGTAAATGTTGGTTTTGGAGCCACAATCAATGGCAAACACACGTGGAAAGACTACCGGCTCGTGGTCTCAAACACCGATGTGGTGGGGATGCCTAAGCCTAAGACCCTCTTTGTGGATATTCCCGGATCCTCCAAACGGCTCGATCTCTCCGAAGCCCTCACCGGGCGGTGCGAATACAGTGAACGCACGTTATCTTTTGTGCTGGGTGGAATCGGGCCGATTGAAAACTGGGCAGCAAGGCTCACCGCGTTTGTGAACGAGATTCACGGCAAGCGCGTACAAGTCGTCATCGACCAAGAACCCGACTACTACTTTGAGGGCAGAGCCGAGGTCAAAGGTTTTGACCGCATCCGAGCACTGGGAAAAATCGAGCTCGAGATTGTCTGTGATGCCTACAAGTGGGAGGTTGTCTCCAGCAGCGCAGACTGGCTGTGGGATCCCTTTAACTTTGAAACCGGCATCATCCGCGAATACAAAAACCTAAAGGTCAACAACACCCTCGTACTCACCATTCCCGGCTCGCGCATCCCGGTCGTGCCGACCTTCATCCTCTCAAACGTACAAGCAGGAACAAGCAGTCCTTATGTCTATGTGGATGAATACCGAAAACGCTGGAATCTCAGTACCGGAAAAAACCGCTTTGCTGAACTCAGTATCCCACCAGAAGGTTTGCGACTGACGCTGTCAGGAACCTTCACGCTCACGATTGATATGAAAGGAGGATCGCTCTAAATGTTTCAAGTCTTCTACAACAACCAAACCCTCTACCAACCAGGAGACACCCAAGCGATCCTGCTTGAACCAACCTTACAGCTGGCCCTAAGTAAATCGGGTGCCTTCACTGCAAAGATCCCACCCACCAACCCGCTCTATGACAAGGTAAAAGAACTCACCGGTGAGATTCGAGTGGAACGAGATGGCAAAGCTCTTTTCCATGGGCGCATCCTCACCATAGAAATCGACTTTACAAAGAACAAGGAAATCACCTGTGAAGGCGAGCTATCCTTCTTGCTTGACACGGTGCAAGAACCAGCCGAGTTTCACGACATCAGCGTGCGCGCCTTCCTCGAAACCCTCATAGCCAAACACAACACCCAAGTCGGTGACAGTGGCGTGCAGTTCAAGATCGGGCAAGTCACGGTGCATGACCCGAACGATTCGCTCTATCGCTACACAAACTGGGAAACCACCCTTGAGGCAATCAATGACAAACTCGCCGATCGGCTCGGCGGATTTTTGCGGGTGCGCCGTGAAGGCAGCGTACGTTATTTGGACTATCTCGCTGCGTCTGATCACACAAGTGCGCAGGTGATCGAGTTCGGTGAAAATCTCCTCGACTACACCGAGAACCTGCACACCGAAAACCTCTGCACCCGCGTGATTCCGCTTGGTAAACGCCTTGAAACCTCAACGATTGCGGCACTCGAGGAATACACCACCATCAAAACCATCAACGGCGGCAAACCTTACGTGGAATCGGCCGAGGCTGTGAAAACCTATGGGGTGATTACCCGCACGGTGCGCTTTGATGACGTGACGATTCCGGCGAACCTGAAGAAAAAAGCCGAGAAGTATCTGAAAGACACCCAGTTTGCTGATGTCAGTCTCGAGCTATCTGCTGTTGATTTGCACCTGCTCGACCGCAACATCGAAGCCTTTAATCTCGGAGATGAGATTCGAGTGGTGTCCCCGCCACATGGGATGGACCGCCGCTTCACTTTATCGAAACTCACACTCGCCCTCGACCATCCAGAGTCATCTACCATTACGCTTGGCACGGATGTTAAGGCGGGGTTGAGTGAAAGGAGCGTCAGCGAAAACCGCGCTTTGGTGGAGCGTATTGAATCGCTGCCGAAGCAGTCAGAGACCTTGAAACTTGCCCGCGATAACGCGACCGCCTTGATTACGGCAGCCACTACCGGACATGTCGTTACTCGTGCCAATGAAATCCTCATCATGGATACCAAAGATACCAAGACCGCTCGTAAGGTCTGGCGATGGAATATGAACGGACTGGGATATTCCAAAACCGGCTACAACGGCACCTACGGTACCGCGATTACGATGGACGGAGCGATTGTCGCCGACTACATCACCACAGGCACACTGAAAGCCGACCTGATTCGTGCCGGCACCTTAAAAGACAAACAAGGCAACATCAGCTGGAACATGGCAACCGGAGACCTGAGCGCCAAACGCCTGTCAATTAACAGCCCGAACTTCACGCTGACAAGCAGTGGCTATCTCACCGCCAAATCCGCCACCATCACCGGCACCGTCACCACCGAAACGAGTGACACGAAAGTACGCATGGGCGGCGGCAACCTCTCCATCTACTACAACAACAAACAAGTCGGACTAGTCGGCGGAAACGGCTTTGCCAAATCCAACACCATCGCCGGACTCAACTTCGACCTCGACCCCGACGGTGACTACATGACCTGGGCCGTCCTCAAGCGTGGTGGCACGAGCTACGACATGGTCTGGACCTATGCCAGAAGCAGCTTCGGCGGTTTTAGCGCAGGCATGCTCAATGCCGGAGCAGACATCGACATGCGCTACCACAAACTCAGAAACGTGGTCTTCGAAGAAGGTGGACTCACCGGCACACTCAATTTTGTCAACATCGGCTCGGTGCAATCCGATGGACGAGTCGGCTCTTGGTACAACAACTGCTACATGCAGTTCAAAAACGGCCTGCTCATTGGCGGCAGATTCTAAAATAAAGGAGCATTCACATGGAACACGTAGAACCCAAACTTAGAAAACCTGAAATTATCCGCCCTCAAAAAGCGGACGAACAAAAACCCATCATCGAAAGCGATGAGGTCAAGATCGCGCTGGAAATCCTACTCGGCATCGATGAACACAAGGCCGCAGCCGACACCGATCTGGTGCGTGCGGCACGGCAGTTTCGAGACGTGCTCAATTTCCTCACGAAGATCTTCGGAGGTGCGCTATGACAGACAAAGACCTGCCCCTCATCTTGCGGGCAGAAAAAGCCAAAAACGAACTGCGCTATAGCGTGAACCAAACAGCCGGGAAATACGACCTTCCCGGCTTTTTCGTTGACCTCATCCTAGAAAGCGTCCTATCCGAGGAACGCGCGCAGCGCATCGCTCTCATGACCGAACAGATCACCCTCACCAACACCGACACTGATACCGGGAAGGAGGATACGCATGGCGAACGTGAAAACACACCTGAATAAAATCCTTTCAGCAATCTATGGCAAAGACGTAAGAGCGGCCATCCATGACTCCATTGATGCGATTAATACGCAAGTGGAAACCACCACCAAAGCCGAAGCCGATCGTGTGAAAGCCGAAAGCACCAGAGCATCGGCAGAAACCGCACGTACAAACGCAGAGTCTACCCGTGTGAGCCAAGAGAAAACGAGGAGCGAGCAAGAAACCAATCGTCGCAACATGGAAAGCAGCCGAGTCGAAGCAGAATCCAAGCGAGGTTCAGCTGAAACATCACGCGCAGCAGCAGAGAAAACTCGGGTCGAAGCAGAAAACACGCGCACTTCTCAGGAAACAAGCCGCAAAACCGCTGAAACGACCAGAGCATCAGCAGAAACCGCACGAGCCAGTGCGGAATCTCTGCGAGCAAGTGCTGAGGATGTCCGCACGAAAGCAGAAGCCGAACGCGTCAAAGCTGAGACAGCACGCGCCGAAGCAGAAAAACACCGTGAGTTTCGAGAAGATCAACGAAAACAAGAAGAGAAAAAACGGGATGGCGCAGAACGCGTACGCCGTATGACCATGAGCGAGCTTGAAGATAAAGAAGCCACTCGAGAAAAGAACGAAACAACACGCATCAGCGCAGAGCAAGAGCGCAAAACCTTTTATGCCACCATGCAGCAAGGCTTTAGCGACAAGCTCCAAGAGGTCAACCACTTTATGGAAAGTCATAAGCCAGTCGAAATTGACGAATTTCTCACGAAGCGCGGTGTTGCTGCGGATGCCAAAGCGACCGGGGATGCGTTGAAAATGCTTCTGGATAACCAGAAATCGGGTGGATTGCGTTTTGGTGAAATCAGTGCCGTTAAGCTACATCCTGCCTGGACTGCTCCGTGCGACGGATTCTTGCATATCTATTTCAACGCATCAGATGACGTAAGAAATATTTCACTGCGCTTAGAAATCACAAAAGAGACCACGCTGAGTAACGAAGACGAAGGTATGCGTACACTTTGGGCATACAGCCAGAAAGAAGGACAAAGCACCCAGATTGCCTTTGTCCCCGTGAAAAAGAGCTATGCCTATCGCTGCATCAACCCTCTCGGCACAACCCTCAAATCCTATTTCTATCCACTCCAAGTAAACCTGATCACCCCTGGCACAGAACCGCCCACAACCTAAACCCGCCACGCATGCATCTGCGTGGCATTTTCATGCTCAAAACAAGAAAGGAAGAACGCTTTATGAAAGAATTTTGGACCAGTATTCAACTCGTATTCACCGCTGTAGGAGGTTGGCTCGGCTACTATCTCGGTGGCTTTGACGGCCTGCTCTACGCCCTTGTTGCCTTTGTCGTCTGCGACTATATCACGGGCGTGATGGGAGCCGTCTCTGACAAAAAACTCTCCAGCGCCATCGGCTTTAAAGGCATCGCTCGAAAGATCCTCATCTTCATTCTGGTGGGTATCGGACACCTGCTGGACACCCACATCATCGGAAACGGATCCGTGCTGCGCACCGCCGTGATCTTTTTCTACCTGTCCAACGAAGGCTTGTCCCTAATCGAAAACGCCACCCATCTGGGACTGCCTGTACCCGAAAAACTCAAAGCAGTACTTGCGCAACTCCATCAGCGAGAGGATGCCCCAAACGGCAAATAAATCAAGGAGCACACGCCTTATGAATGCACCACCGGATTGGCTGCTCATCTTGTTATGCGTGATCGCTCTTGCCGGGCTCCTCACGCTGATTTTTCTCATCGTCACCACGCTCATGAAGGGTCTGGTGGCGTTTCTTTTAGTCATCTTCTACGTCCTGCTCTTGGCAGGATAAACCACAAATTTAAGGAGGAACATACTCATGGCAAAACGAGGAATCGACGTATCGGTGTGGCAAGAAAACATCGACTTTAACCGCGTCAAAGCAGACGGCATCCACTTCGTCATCATCCGAGCCGGCTACGGCTCAGCACTCTCTCAAAAGGATCGCTACTTTGAGCAAAACTACGCACGAGCCAAAGCAGCCGGGCTAGAAGTCGGCGCATACTGGTATTCATATGCGAAAAGCGCCGAGCAAGCACGCCAAGAAGCACGCATCTGCAAACAGGTACTGGCCGGCAAACAGTTCGAGTACCCAATCTACTTCGATCTGGAAGAACAATCCCAGCTCTCTAAGGGACGAGCCTTTTGTGACTCGCTCATCCGGGGCTTTTGTGACGAGATGGAAGCCGGTGGCTACTACGCAGGTTTTTACACCTCAGCTTCAGTCGCACAAAATATCGTCTCCCGTGCGCTTCGTGACCGCTACGCCTTTTGGTGTGCACAGTGGGCATCCGCCAACTCGCTCGCATCCACATCCGGCCTTTGGCAATACTCATCCAAAGGACGAGTCTCCGGTATCAACGGAAACGTGGACATGAACTACGGCTACGTAGACTACCCGTCCATCATCAAGAAAGGCGGCTTCAACGGCTACGGCAAAGGAAGTGCCACTACTGCAACAAAGTCTATCGACACCCTTGCTAGGGAAGTATTAGATGGCGCATGGGGAAACGGCCAAGACCGCAAGAACCGGCTCACGCAAGCCGGATACAACTACGATGCCGTTCAAGCACGCGTCAACGAACTGCTATCCAAACCGCAAAAAAGCATCGACGAACTCGCACGAGAAGTCATTAATGGCGATTGGGGAAACGGCCAAGACCGTAAAAACCGACTCACCCAAGCCGGATACAACTACGATGCCGTACAAACTCGCGTAAACCAACTCATCTAACGTTTAGCCCGTATCCTTATAAAAGCCCGCATCTGCCTTGATTGGTAGGTGCGGGCTCTTTTTTTGTTTTTGTTTCGTCCAAAACGGCTTCAAGTCTTCAGGGAGTGGTGGAGGAACCAGACCATCCACTTTTTAACGACGGGTTTGTGCACCTCCGAGAACTGTTAAGGAGGTCAAAGTCCATGATGAACCAAAGTCAAAAGGATGCCATCCGTTCACTTCGCAGTGCGGGCTGGAGCTTTCAGGCAATCGCTGCGCACTGCAAGCTGGCAAAAAGCACGGTGGCTAGTTTCTGTAAGCGAGAACAAATCACACCGGATACCGAGAGCCAAGCATCTGTTTCCACACGCTGCGCTCAGTGCGGAAAAGAACTCACCCCGGATACGCAGGGTAAGAAGCGGTTTTGCTCAGAGAAGTGCCGTCTATCGTGGTGGAAAGCTCACCCTGAGCAACTGAAGCGCAAAGCTTTCTACAGCGGAATCTGTGCGCATTGCGGTGAGTCTTTTCAGGCATACGGAAACAACAACCGCAAGTACTGCTCGCACGCCTGTTATATCGCAGATCGGTTTGGAGGTGAACGCCGTGAGTGACGAAACTTTCCGCTCAGAGCTGTCGTTTCACCTTGCCCTCTCAATAGCGAAAACACTGCTTGATAAAGGCGTGATTGACAAGCGCGAATACCTGGCATTTCGCAAGGCTCTCTTGGAGAAATACCAGCCTGTTTTCGGCGAGCTTTTAAGCCGATAAAGCTTGCTATTAGAGGGCTTTAGAGTGATGTATAGACACAGAAAGGAGGAGATATTTTATGGCAGAAATTACCAAAATTGAAGCGTTCAAACCCCAGCTCGCACCGAAGAAACGAGTGGCTGGGTACGCGCGCGTATCTTTGGAAAAAGGACGCACCTTCCATTCTTTGTCTGCTCAGGTGTCTTACTACAACAAGCTCATTCAAGGCAATCCTGACTGGGTCTATGCCGGCGTCTATTCCGATAGTGGAATCTCGGGCACAAGCAAGAACAGACCCGGATTTCAACAACTCTTGACAGACTGTCGCGACGGCAAAATCGATGTCGTCCTCACCAAATCCGTGAGCCGTTTTGCTCGCAACACGGTCGATCTTTTGGATGTGGTGCGTGAGCTCAAAAGCATCGGGGTGGAGGTGCGTTTTGAAAAAGAACGCATCCATTCGCTGAGCGAAGACGGCGAGCTGATGCTGACCTTGCTTGCGTCGTTTGCCGAAGAAGAGATTAGAAGCATTTCTAAAAATGCCAGATGGTCTGTGCAAAAACGCTTTGAACAAGGCATCCCCAACGGACGCTTTCGCATCACCGGCTACGACTGGGAGGGTGACCGGCTGGTCATCAACGAAGAAGAAGCCGAGATTGTTCGAACCATTTATCGCCGCTATCTGGAGGGTGCTTCGCGCGTGCAAATCGCCAAGGAGCTTAACAGCGAAGGCATCACCACCATCAACGGAAAGAAGTGGTCAGATTCCAACGTAAAATCGATCCTGCGAAACATCACCTTCTCAGGAGACCTGCTTCTCAACAAAGAGTACGTCGCAGACCCGATCACGCATGAGCGCAAGGTCAACAAAGGGGAACGTCCTCAATACCTGGTGGAAAATCATCACGAACCGCTGATCTCCAAAGAGGACTGGAACGCAGTGCAAGCCGAAATGAAACGACGAAAGCTCGCAGGCCCTCTTGGCAACCCAGCTATTCCCACGACCTGCTTTACCAGCAAAATCAAATGTTCCAAGTGCGGATACAATTATCGTCGCCACGTCTCACGCCGCAAAAACGATGACTATCCCTTTTGGGGATGCTACGGCAAAGACAAAAACGGCACGATCTTTTGCGATACCGGCAACATCCCTGAAGAAGCCCTGCAGGATGCCGTCTGCGAGGTGCTGGGGCTTGAGACCTTCGACTCTGATGCGGTCACTACTCAAATCGACACCATCACAGCCGGTGAGAACCGAGAACTGGTATTTCGCCTCATGGATGGACGTGAGGTTCAAACCATATGGCACTACGAAAAGAATGCACGCAAGGCGTACTGGACAAAAGAGGTTCGTGAGAAAGTAAGCCAAGAGCGCAGGAATAAGCATCAGCACAAACTAAAAAATGCAGCCACCGCCTTTACCGGAATGATCCGATGCGGAAACTGCGGTCAATCATTCTCATCTACAAAAAGAACCTTTAAGGATGGAACGAAGACCTGCTACCTCTCGTGTAGATCACCGCTCCATATTTGTCCGAGCAATGCCATTCAGGAAGCTACACTGAAAGCTCTGGTGTGCGACGTGCTCGAGCTGGAGGTCTTTGACGAAGCACAAATGGATGCGGCAATTGACTACATCGAGATTGCAAAACCAACCGCCACCTTTCACTTCTTTGACGGGCGCATCGAAAAGCGCACCTACCACGAGAAAAAGAAATCCTATCCGTGCACGCCTGAGCAAAAAGAAGCCATGTCGGCATTCATGAAAACCTACTGGGACGATCCCGAGAAACGCAAACAAGTCAGCCTATTTTTCAAACGCTTGAGAAAGGAGAAAACATGGTCAAGCAGGTCACGACAATCCCGGCCAAAATCAAGCCCTTCACCAAGTCACCCATCAACGCCGTAAAACGACGCAAGGTCGCCGCCTACGCACGCGTGTCTACGGACTCTGACGAGCAGTACACCAGCTATGAAGCGCAAGTCGACTACTACCAAAACTACATCCAATCCAGAGAGGACTGGGAGTTTGTCGGCATCTACACCGACGAGGGCATCACCGGTACGAACACCAAACGCCGCGAAGGCTTCAAGCGCATGATCGCTGATGCTCTCGACGGCAAAATAGACCTGATTGTCACTAAGTCTGTGTCGCGTTTCGCACGCAATACCGTTGACAGTCTCACTACCATCCGTCAGCTCAAAGAAAGAGGATGCGAGTGCTTCTTCGAGAAAGAAAATATCTGGACGTTTGACTCTAAAGGCGAACTGCTCATCACCATCATGAGCAGCCTTGCCCAAGAAGAATCTCGGTCCATCTCGGAAAACTGCACATGGGGACAGCGTAAACGCTTCGCAGACGGAAAAGTCACCGTTCCCTTTCGGCGATTCCTCGGATACGACCGAGGACCCAAAGGCGAACTTGTCGTCAACAAAGAACAAGCCGAGATCGTCAAACGCATCTATGCGCTCTACCTTGAAGGTAAAGGCTTCTACCGCATTGCTACCATCCTCAACGAAGAGGGCATCCGTACAGCCACTGGTAAAGCCAACTGGCATCAAGGCTCTATCAAGTCCATCCTCACTAATGAGAAATACAAAGGCGACGCGCTCTTACAAAAGTCTTTTACCGTGAACTTCCTGACCAAAGAGAAGAAAATTAACGAAGGCGAAATTCCGCAATACTATGTGAAAAACAACCACGAAGCCATCATTGATCCTGAGGTCTGGGACGAGGTTCAGCGCCAAATCGAGCTGCGCCAAAGCTATGGACGCAAAAACCGAACCAAGCTCTTCTCCTGCAAAATTCGCTGCGGTAACTGTGGTGGATTCTACGGAGCAGTAACTTGGCATGCAGGAAGCAAATACGAAAAGGACTATTGGCAATGCCTGAATAAATATCAAGGCAAAAGACTCGGCTGTAAAACCCCACATGTCTCTGACGAGCAACTCAAGGCCATCGTTGTAAACGTCATCAACCGAGTGCTTGAAAACAAAAACGAGATCACCAGTCACTTCAGGGAGGTGGGCGACACACTATTCGACATCGATAAAGCACGAGCTGATCTGGCAAAAGCTCAAGGTGAACTACAGGTCACCGAAACCCTCCTGAAAGATCTTATCGAATCCAACGCACGCATCAGCCAAGACCAAGACGCCTACGAGACCCGCTACCAACAACTGGCCGCCACCTACGAAACCCAAGAGCGCGAAGCCAAAAAGGCAGAACAGCAACTCCTAGAGCTAGAGCACAAACGTTACCAAGTCGAGTCCTTCCTTAAACGGCTGGAGCAACAAGACCACCTGCTCACCGAGTTCGACCCCACACTCTTCTACGCGCTAGTCGAACACATCACCGTGCACGCCAAGGATGACATCCGCGTGATGTTTAAAAACGGGATGGAAATCTAA